GGGCTGGAGCGTCGCTGGTTCCAGGACCCGCGCGCCAACCAGACACCGCGGTATCGGCCGAACTCGTACGCGGCGAACGCGTGGCACTACGACGTCGTGCAGGCCAAGCGCCGTCAGGCCATCGCGCTCGGCGCCGTGGCCGTGCCGTGGCGCGATCTGCCGGACCTGATCAAGCACCGCATGGAGCACGGCGTGTGCCGTGACACGGGGGGTGATCACCGTGAGGAACCGTGACTTCTGACCCGGCACGCTGGCCAAGTCCGCCGTCCGGAAGCGTGAAGAAATCAAGGTCGGACGTCTGGTATCGTGGCCGGTAGTCGGGGTCCGTCCACGCGGTTCGGTCTCACACGGGAGGATCGACCGCGTGCCGCCCGACCGCATCGGACGGCGGTGACCTGCGAAGCTCGGTCGTCCGAACCCCCGCCGTCGGACGTCGGTGTACCGGCCGGCGTCCGGCGGCACCCACGCTTACACGCCTGGTCGCGCGCCACCGCGGTGGTACGCGGCGCCCGCACCGCCCGCTGTCACTACGAGCCCCGGCCGGCACGGTCACGCCGTTGGTCCTGCCGACCGGACGGCCGTCCCCTCCGACTTCTCATCGGAGGGGCCGGCCACCTTACACCACAACTTCACAGGGGAGGGTAGCGACCGACGGTGGTCTCCCGGTCTTGAAAACCGGTGCCGGGCAACGCGTCCCGCGGGTTCGACTCCTGTACCCTCCGCGGTGATCGCTCGTCCGACCGGGATCGGAAAGCGAGGATCACTAGGTGGCCGGTCGGTCTTGTGGTCACGTGCTCGACGACCGGCCACCGTCTACATCGGACAGAGGAAGAAGAGACCATGTCGTGGTACATCGTGACCGTGGAGGCGATTCCGATGGCGGGCGTCGCGCTGACCATGCCGGGCTGCGTCTTCAGCGAGGAGTGCAGCAACCAGGGCGGCGCCGAGCACAGCGTGATCCTCGGGCACGACGAGCTCGAGGCGATCCGACGGTCATCGATCCGCATCATGCGCACCGAGCGGATCCCGGACCACGTCGTTGCCGCCATCCGGAAGTCCGCCGGCTGACGCGCGCTACGCTGGCGCGGCAGCGGCCCCCGGCATAGATGACCGGGAGCTGGATCGCATCCTCCAGCACCACCTACAACTACATACTGACGGTTCTTCAGAACCGATCCGCGGGCCGGGCCACCCCTGTCGTCCGGTCCGCGGATCGACACATCCCACCGCTAAGTCCGGGTACGTTAAGTCCCGACGAGGTAAGGAACGTCACATGCCCCACGAGCACGTCAACTCATCGATCGTCGACGCGACGCTTGACCCGATCACCGTTGATCCGGATCACCCGAACGGCATCATGCGGGTCCCCGAGCGCGTCACCGTGATCTGGAACCGGCCGGCCGCGCCGCACGCGTACGCCGATCCTCAGGACGGTTACGTGCAGATCGTCTCGGAGCAGCTGGGCAGCGAGGCGCGGTTCCCGTCGCCGAAGATGATCGAGATCGATTCGGCCGCGCCGCACGCGTTCAACGCCCTGGATGCCGAGGACGAGGCGAAATACGTCGGTTCCGGGCCGACTGAGGTGCACTGCCGGTGGTGCGGCCAGACCGCTGCCGACGGTCCTCACGGGATCATCGATCCGACGAAGCCGCATCTCTTTCGCGCTGAGCCTGACAGTACAAACCACCGTAGTCCCGGCTGTGTCCACTGTGGACAGACGTACGGGGCTGGCCCGCACGTCTCTGCCACCGCGGAACGTAACGTCGCGCTCGCAGGGATGCTATCTGATCCGGAACGAGCACCGCATCGCTTCAAGGCCGTCGCCACCTCGGATCCGGACTCGGACCAGGACATCTGCGAGCACTGTCAGCTGACGCGCCGTGAGGGCAATCACGACGGTTACAAGACCGGACCGCACCGGATTTTCACCGAGGGTGAGCCGACGTGGTCCGAACCGTGCACCGGCCTCGCGGTCACGTTGACCCGGGCTGATCTGAACCGCCTCATCAAGATGTTGCGCCGCGCGCGTGACGACGCCTACGGAGCCGACGCATGAGCACCGTGATTCCGATGATCTTAACCAACGTCGGTACATTCATCTGCGGGATGCTGTTTGCGACGGCGCGAGCCAGGCGTCGGCGAACGCGCGACATCTTGATGGGCTTCGGCGCCGGCCGGAACGTCGCCGGTCACCGCGGACCGTCCGATGTGGACGGTGCCGCGTGACCGGCCATCGGCGCGGGCCGGACTACGCGGAACCATCGAGCGTCATCGTGGCCGACTACCTGCTCGAGCGATTGCGCGAGCAGCCGGGTGCGAGCGACGTCATCGAGATGATCAACGGCTTCCCGCTCCGCGCGACCGATCTCCGGGTCGTCGTCGACGCGTTAGTGTCGTGCCGACGCGACGTGAAGACCGCGCATCAGACGCGCTTCCACGAGCGACGGCTGACACACACGCTACTGCCGTCCGATCGGCTGGCGATCGCCTACCGCACCGCCGAGTGCAACTGCGGTGTGCGCGGCAACGTCGTTGACCTGGCCGCGGCCGAGGTGTGGCACGCGATGCACGAGCGCTGGCCGACCGAGTCCGCGGCTGAGCTGGCGACGCGCATGCGATCGTCGCTGCGCGACCCGGATACCATCGGGAGTTGAGATGTGTCGCACGCCGGAGATCGTTACCACCACGCGATCGCGTCCGTTCACGTCCGAACCCGCGACGTCGGGGCACTGCGTGAACTGCGGCCGCGCGGCGCACCGGTGTCCGGCGTGCGACACGTTTCGCTGTGACAGCGACATCCACTTCTCGATCATGGGACAGGTTCCACTGGCGTGCGTCGTCTGTCAGCCAGCCGGGATCCGGAGTTGGGTGGGGCCGAGCAGCTCGATGCCCGGCATGGCCGAGATCGGCTGGGTTCCAGCCGGCCAACCGACGCCGTGGGAGCTGCCGTGACCGGCCAACAGCTCGCGCTGCTGCTCGTCCTACTGCTCGTGGCCGCGCTGGTGTTCCTCTTCTCCAAGTGGTGGCTTCACGTGGTGGCGGTCACGTGACTTAGCTCTACCGATCCGGCGTACGCTGACCGCATCCGGACCAACTGACCAGAGGAAAGAGCATGACACGACGCACGTGGTTCATCGCGGTTTGGATCGCCATTGGCCTCGCCGCGGTCTTCGCCTACTGGTCGGCGACGGTGACGCCGTGAACCCACGTCCGTCCGTCTGCCGGATGGTTCACCTCATCGACCGGTACTCGCCGCACGACTGCCTCGCCGCGATCGTCACGCGCGTGCCGAACGGCGCCGTTTGGCTGGTCGATCTCGCGGTGTTTAACCGTGGCATCGACTTCATGAACGGTGTCTCGTTCGAGGAGTCCGGTACGATACCGGGCACGTGGCACTGGCCCGAGCGGGTCGAGGAGTCGTGACGTGGGACTCGCGGACGAACGCGCGCAGCTCGCGCAGCTCGCTGACGATCGCACGCTGGTCGAACGCGTCACGGGCGTACAGGCCGACATCGAGTCGACCCGCGCGCAGGCGGTTAACCTGCTCGGAGAGGGACATCCGGGCGCAGCGGTGGTCAACGGCGCCGGAACCAACGCGATCAACGCGTTGGCCGGCGCGTACGACGCGATCGAGCGGTTCCTGCAAGAGATCTTGAACGCGGCCGGAGGAACATGATGACCAATCCTGACGACGTCAGCGAAGACGAGAAGCGCCGCCGAGGCGAACGACTGCTCGATGCGATCTTCGCGCCGAGTGGTGTAGAGGAGACGACGCACGAGAGCGACTGCTTCGCCTGTGATCTGGCGTCGGAGATCGCTGGTTCGATCGCGGCGTACGTCCACTTTGGAACGCGCGTCCGCGTCAGCCGAGCGGTGGAGACCGACGGCTGGCAGGAGCCGGCCACGCTGGACTACGACGAGGCGGTTCCCGGCGACACGCGCCTGGACATGGCGTATCGGATCGCCGCGCACGAGCTGCACAAGAAGCTGCCCGGTCACGCGCCGAACAGCGAACCGCGGAAGACCTCATGACGGAAGATCAGCTACCGGACCGCGTGCGCGCGGCCGAGGAGAACCGCGAGTTCCGTCAGCTGCTCGAGCAGTCATCGATCGGCCAGCCGCCCAAGGGCTTCGAGAACGAACCGGCCATCGGCAGCGGCATGTGTGAGACGTGTCGATCGGACTGGTGCGGCGAGATCGACTGCCTGACGGCGGGCTGCGCGTGCACGTGTATCGCGGACAAGAGCGCGCTTCACCGTGACATGCTCGAGATCTACGACAACGACAACCCGGAAAGTCTGTACGATGTCGCGTGTTCGCTGTACGGCAGGGGCTGGCGCCGTGAAGGCTAACGTGTACACGCTCGACGTCTCGTGGGGGCGCGGCCAGTCCGCCGACTGGATGCGCACCGACATGCGCTTCGGCGACGGTCGGCGACACGTCGGCACGACGCACACGCTGGCAAGCACCCATGACATGTCCGTCGAGGAGGTCGCCGAGGTCATGGTCGAGTCCGTGTCGATCGCGATCGACGCCCTCGCATTGATGCTGCCGGAGCTTGAGTACGTGAATCACGAGGAGTTCGAGAAGCTGGTCGGAGAGAAGGAAACATGAGCGTGATCAACCCGCATCGGTGTTGTCCGATCTGCGGTGATCGCAACTTCACCGAGGTCGCGCGGATCGACGCCGATCCGGCGATCGGCCAGGACGAGGACGAGGCGGTGTACCGCTGCGTCGCGGTGGGACACGAGTTCACGTCGAACGACCACGTGTGGGACGTTCACGAGGACGACGACTATCCACATGCGACGAACGACACGCCGGCTACGCCGCTGGCCGCGGCCGGTGTGACGCGTCACTCGGCCGATCCGTTTCGAACGGCCGACGGTGACATCCACCCGCGGCTCCGGGCCGCGATCGACGAGCGCGTCTTTGAGATCATGCACGCGCGTGACGCGCTGGCGATACGCGGCGTGCCGTTCGGACCGGCCGACATCCTCGCCGAGCTACGCAAGCGCGGAGGTGCGCATGCCGATTGAGTCGGCGCCATCGGGTCCGATGTGGACGGACATGCAGCGTCTCGAGCTCTCGCGGTACATCCAGACCGCGGCCGAGAAGCAGCTCGACATCCGACTAACCACCCACCGCGCGTCCGTGCTCGCCGTCGCGCTGCTCAACGGGGGGTGGCACCGGTGATCGCGAGGAAGATTCCGGTGAACTACGACATGATCCGTAAGGCGGAGATCGGTGAACGCGCGCTCGTGAAGATCCGCGAGGTTGAGATCGATCCGGATGCCAGCGCGGGCTACTTCATGATCATGCCCAGCGCGACGATCGTGGCGACGACCGAGCGTAGGGTCAACATCGACTGGGACGTTGACGGCAACATCATCGGCATCGAGCTGCTGGACATCCTGGCACCGCCGCGAAACGAGGAGACGACATGATCGAGTCGGCGTTCCACCGCGACGATCACGTGCGGTACACCGGCCCTGACGAGGCCGCGGCGCCGGTCGGCGACGGCATCGACGGCACGATCGTCGAGGTCGCACAGTTTAATGACCAGCCGGTCTACGTGATCGTGTTCCCGGACCGCATGGACCCGGTCATGATCACCGGTGACGACGAAGCGTCACGGTGGTTGACCCTTATCGAGTAAGGAAAGTAGATGACCGAGGAAAAGAAGATCCGCTGGTACAACCAGAACGTCTCGCTTGGCACGGTTGTGAGCTTGACGTTGTACACGACCGCGGGACTGATCCTGCTCGCTACGATGACCGCATCGTACGGACTCGTCAGCTGGTGGCTCGTGCTTCTCGCCGCGGTCGTACCGCTGGCGTGGCTCGCGGCCCTGTTCGGAACGCTGCTGTACATCCAGTTCCGATGGGCACGACGGAATCGTACGCGGTTCACCGTGAAACTCAAGATCTTCTCCTGGACCACCGAACGGACGTGGGACTTCCGATGACCGATGACAAGCCGCTGCTCGGTGATCCGGAGAGCAACGCGGAGTTCGACGCCGGCGTGGACGCGATCCTCGCGAAGGCCGGCGTGAAGCCGTTGTCCAATCCGGACCGCGTGAAGACGCCGTCCACGGAGGAAAGCAAGGCCAGCCACGAGGCCGCGCAGCGCGCGACCGGCTCGCCGACCGGACGCACGAGCGCGTACCTACCGTCGTATCCGGGACGCAAGGATTACGACACCGAGATCATGTCGCAGATGATCACGAGGTCGACGTTCCCGTGGATCGGCGTGCTTGGCAGCGCGCAGGCCGCCGGTCACGAGGTGTCCGTCCATCTGCGACAGGACCCGGTTCCCGGGTTTCGTGGCAGGATCGTCAACGAGCCGCCGCTGACGGACCTCGATGAGCTTGCCGCGGCATCGGTCAAGACCGTCAAGCTGGAGCGCGACACCGGCAGCGCGCCGCGGCGCGAGGTCACGACGGTGCTCATCGCCGATATCGTTGCGATCACGGTAATCGAGAAGAAGTCATGACGCTTGGTGAGCTCCTCGAGCGGATCGGTCGCATGCGATGGGAGGGCGAGCATAACACGCCGATCTACGTGACCGATCCGGCGAACCGCTGGCACCGCACCGAGGTCACTGACATCTTCCGCGACAGCGACGGTCACATCGTCCTCGAGGTGCCCGAGGTGATCCATGAACCGTGAGCTCAGCGACGAGCCGCCGCCCGGACCGGAGCGCCGGCGCAGCCACCGTCCACATCGGACACCGCGTCGAGGCGTCCGCGTCGGCACCGCGGCGTGGTACCTTCTGATCACCGCGTTCATCGCGTTCATGCTGCTGATGCTGCTTACCGACATCTGGCCGTTCGGGCACGAGATGATCATTCAACACACGTGGAAGCCGGTATGTGACTACGGCCACGGACGACTGGAGTTCTGTAAGCCATGACCGCACCGCGTGCCGACACGGGCACCTGCGAGAACTGCGAACGTCCGAATCGCGCGCGGTTTCCGGACCCTCTCACCGACATGCGCATCTGCCTCGACTGCTGCGCGGAGTCGGCCACCCGGATCCAAGACACAGCCGGCCGGTTCATCTGCCCGCGTCGGATCGAGATTCCGTCGACGTTTCGGCTCGCGCCAGCCGACACGTGGCAGGACCGCTTCGGCAAGCTGTACTGCGCGCACTGCGGTTCCTTACACCCCATCGCTTTCATGCGCGCCGTCGCTAACGGCATCGAGCTCGGACCCACCGACAAGTCGTACAAGATCTACGTTGGTGCCAGCGGCGGTGATAAGTTCTACTTTCAACACCTGTCCGTCGACGACCGGATGACCTTCATTCAGCTGCTCAACGCGAAGGTGCCGCACTTCGGCTCGCCCGGTTACCTCTACACGCGACCGTTCTTCATCGCACCCTTAGGAAAAGACTGATGACCGAAGAAAAACCGCCCGTCACCCCGCACGAACCGCCGTGGTGGGACGGCATCGCGTTCCGGCCGGCCGAGCACCACATGATCACGGCCGCGACCGGTGCGGCCGCGGCACGCACCGCGTTCCGGGACAAGACCGTGCCACCGTGGCGCAACCCCACGCGTGAGATGATCGACACCGCGCGCGCGACCACCGAGTACGTCGGTCCGTCGTCACCCACGAGTCTCATCGTGTACATCACGATCGGCAACTCGGACGACAAGCTCCAACAGCACGACTGGGCGAACCTCATTCGTGAGCTCAAGGCGACGCTGACCGACTTCAGCGGTCGCACGCACATCGAGGCGTACTCCGCGCCGGACGCGACGTGGCAGAACATGTGCATCTGCAAGGAGGTCGAACGCACCGACCTGGACCGGCTTCGCGCCGCGCTGCGCGCGCTGCGCACGACGTACCACCAAGACAGCGTCGCGCTCGTCACGGCGGGACGAACGGAGCTCGTATGACCGACTGGCTTGACGAGTTCATCGACACGCTCGATGACATCGTCGACGCGATCTTCTCCGGCTCAGACCGGATCTACGACACACGCGTCACCCGGAACCGCGACAAGCCTCATCGCTGTCCGCGCTGCCACGCCGTGGCATTCCGTGGGTGTAAGGCTTTGCACGCGTGGACCGTGATCAGCTGTCACCGCTGCGAGGTGTGGTGGCGCTACGGTCCGCGCTGGACGACGAAGCTCGGCAACCGCTGGCACGCCGTTCGCCAGGCCCGGTGGAAGCGTCATTTGAAGCCTTAAGTTGGTCGCGTCGTACGATCGGACCGAGGAAACGGAAGGAACAAAGATGAGGTTTAAGACGGAGAGGCTGCGGGTCGCGGTCGAGTCCGCGATCACGCAGCATGAGATCGAGCATAACCGCGCAAACAACAGCCGGCGAAGGCAGCGCGCCGACGCCGAGCAGCAATGGGTCGAGACGTACAACGCCAAGTGGGAGCAGGCGATCCCGCGCATCCGCGCCGCGATTCGCGCCGGTCGACCGATCACCGTCAAGGAGGTCGCGACCCGGAACGATCACTATCGCGACACCGTGGCACTGTTCGCGGACAACAACCGCTCGGGTGACGAACCTCACGTGATCCCCCACGACCTGATGGTCATGCGCAACGCGCTCCGTCTGGTTGAGGACGACGAGGTCACCACGACGTCACTGCGCACGCTCGGAGTCAGCTCGACCATGCTGCGCACCGTGTGCGACCTCGCGCGCGAGGACATCGCGAAGCAGCAACGTGAGATGAACGCGCAGACCACCGCGAAGCCGAAGCCGGTCAAGACTAAGCCGCGCGCGCGAAAGCCGATCACCGCCGCGATCGCGGTGACCACCGTCCCGCAGGATCGATCGTGACCATCCAGAACCACAGGAACGAGGGTGTCGTCCCGTCGGCCGGTGACGTCCTCGCGTGGATGGGCGCTCACGTGATCGTCAACCGCATCGGTCGGACGCGGACGTGGGCCGACGTCAAGGTGCGTCAGCTCAGCGGTGCGATGTGGAGCAAGCGCATCCGGTTACCGCTGCCGGCCGACGCGCGGCCGTGCGAGCATCCGACCGACGAGCACTGCGAGTGCGCGCGGATTCCAGACACCGGCTTCGAGGAGACGTAATGGTGCGAAACTACGTACCCCGCAAGGTATCACCGCGGCGATCACTGCGCATCTCGGTCTGGGTCTCCGACGTGGAGAAGACGACCGTCGAGGAGGCGGCCGCGATCGAAGGCGTTAGCGTGGCGCAGTTCATCCGTGACGTGACCTTGGGTGCGGCCAGCGCGACGCTCGTAGAGGAGACCGAGCGCCTCCGAGATGACGTCGCATGATCATCTGGATCATCACCGTGTCGCTGTTCGTGATCGTCGGCGGTGCGCTGGTTATCGTGGAGATCTGCGACGATCGAGCGTGGAGGCGGTACAACCGGCAGCGTGACGAGCGCATCAGGCGGTTTATCCGTGACATTCGGTACTAGCCGTTGTGACATAAGGAAAAGTGATGACTGAGGACAAGAAGAGGTTCGACACGTCCGAGTTGCCTCCGTTTCCGTGGCAGCTTGTTGACGGCACGGTCTACGCCGCGGACGGGCAGATCCTGCTCGTCGTCATGGCACCGGTCGGCGGCGAGGTCGTCGACGCGATGAACATGCTCGCCGAGGACGGCTGGTTCACGCCGATCTCCGAGCACATGCAAGAGGCGTATAACGCGTACGTCCGCGCCGACACGCGCAACCAGACCGCACTCACGCAGATCGAGAAGTACCGCAAGGACGGCGTGATCGAGACCGGCTCGCCGGGGATCGACCTGCAGACGCCCGCCGAGATGCTCGACGTGCTTCACGACGTGCTGTCCGGCGGCGGCTCGATGACGTACTTTCCCTGCCAGTATGCGGTGATTCCGAACATCGGTGACGAGGGGATGTGCGTCGCGCACGCCACCGCGGAGTTCGACGGCAAGCGATATTGCCAGCCGCACGCCAAGGCGCTCGAGGAGAAGTGGGGTGCGTCGTTGTGACCGTCCGAATCGCTGACCTCAACCGGCCGGTCGAGCCGTCACCGACCTTGTTCAAGATCAGTGCGCGACATCAGCGGATCACCACCGATATGTGCGCGTATGTCCTGTCCAATCTGGACGGTGATCTCACGGTGAATGCGCTCGCAACCAAGGCCGGCTACAGCCGATCACACTTCTCGCGCATGTTTCGACGGATCATGGATCTGCCGCTTAACACGTACGTGACGAACGCGCGCATGGACAAGGCGGCGGAGCTGCTACGCGAGACCAACCTCACGGTGGTCGCGATCATGCACCGCGTCGGGTACGAATCGACCAGCGCGTTCGCCACGACGTTCCGCGGTCGGACCGGATCGTCACCGCGCGAGTACCGCGACCGGTCGCGACTAGATGCGGAGATGCGGCGCTGCGCCGCGCAGAACGGACTCCAGGAATGAGCCACGAGACATCACAGGAGATCGCGACGTCGGCCGGTTCGACCGACGCACCGACGTACGACCCGTCGCTGCTCGAGACGGCACTCGGACCGATCACCGCGCGGGAGTTCGACGCCGCGGAGGACTACACGAAGCCAGCGCTGTGGGCGTGGCTGATCGCCATCGTGAACCTCACCGACGCGGAGCTCTATCACGCCAGCCGATCGGCCATCTACGAGTCCGCACTTGTGAACCGGTTCTCACACCGCATCAACTTCGAGCACGTTCACTGCAAGGCGACGGCGTGCTACTCCGAGGCCGAGCGCCGGTTGAAGCTCGAGAAGCACGCGGAAGACTGCCGGCCGTCCGGGATCTACGGTCGTGCGCACGCCGACGTGATGACCGCCTACGGCTACGAGCCGTCGTCGCCCATCCGGCCGTGTACGTGCGGCGCCCGCTACCCTGATCGACATGGGGAGGCACCGTCCGATGTGGACTGAGCGCAAGGTTCTCGTGACGTGGACCAACTGGACGTTCGGACCGTGGTACGCCGTGCTCAACGGTGACCAGGTGTGGGGGATCGACATTGGCCCGCTCGAGATCATGTGGCGCCGGCGTCGACTGCCGCCACCCAAGCAACTTCATCCACGCGTGCGCGACGGGCGTACGATAGTGACACGTCAAGGTCACGGCGGACATCCCCCGACCCCGTGACGTTGACGCGGAGGGACCGGCCGATACCATCGCGCGCCGTTGTCACGAATGACGATCGATGACCGGGGAACACCGGTCCCTCCATCCACAACCGACTGAGGAAAAGACCGATGTGGACGATCGCAAAGACCCTCGCGCAGGACGTGATCTGGATCACGCAGGACGGCCGGCGCGTGCTGATCGCCGAGATGGCGCAGTCGCACCGGCTGAACACCCACGCGTACCTGCTGCGTCGCGCCGCGGAGATCCACGAGCACGTGCGTTGGCTGCGCGTTCGTGCGACGCTCAACGAGATCCGTCGACTGTCCGAAGCGGACCAGCTTGAGGGCGCACAGCCGTTCATCGAGATCGAGATGGATCCGGAGAGGTGGATCCGCGCGACGCCGTTCATGATCGCGCTCGAGAAGGCGATCCGCGATCACGGCGCCGAGGACGGCGAGGTCATCGACGTGGCGTACGAAGGTTGGGTCGACGTCGTGGTGCGGAGGTTGATCGGATGACCGAGCACGGTGATAACTACCTCGTCGAGTTTCAGGTCTTGACGTTCGGCTTGATCTACGCGTCCGTTTGCACCTCCTTGGGAGAGCAGGAAACCACGGAACGTCTCAACCTCACGCATCCGACCGGGCTGTCGTGGGGCTGGACGCCGTCGACGGATGCGCGGTTCGTGACTGGCCAGCCGAACCCGTGTAAGTGCGAGATTCAGCCGGATACGCACGAGCATCGCCTGTATACGTGTTAGATTGAGACCGCCCTACCGATCGCGCGGGTCGGGATGGCACCGAGATCGGCAAGTCGATTGAATCCGCGGCACGGGCAGTCGGCTTGCCGGTCTCACCCTTACGAGGGGGACCGGAGGAAGAGAGCGCCCATGAAGCGCGTACGTGGCAAGGAAAAGAGACTGATCACGCTTCTTGAGACGGTGACCGGCACGACCGCACCGCAGATCAACAAGTTTGCCGTACTGCTGGCCGAGCTCGTCCGGCAACGCGACGCATATCACCGTGAGCGCAACGCCGCGAACGCGGAGGTGATTCGCTGGCGCCGTCGCGCGCGTCGCGCTGATCAACACGTCGTGCGGCTCCAGCGTGACCTGCGTGACGCGCAGACGATCCGCGGAAATCTGTCAACGAGGAGCGAGGACATAGGACGATGAAGATCGAATCGGACAAGAAGTCCGGTGATGGCATCAATAAGGCGCTGACGATCGTCGACGTCAAGGCGTATCTCGCGAAGCTCGAGCTTCTCGGTGTGGCGGACACCACGCGCGTCAAGGCGCGGACGACGATCCGCAATCACGTGTACGAGCTGACGGTGGACACCGACGACGTGCGCCCGCCGGCCGTCGGTGAACCGGGTCACGAGAAGTGGCCGGGCGGACTGCGATGAACTGGGATAAGCGGCCGGATGAGCTGCGCGACCGCGTGAAGTCCCTACCTGGCAAGAAGAACACGCGCGAGTGGTGCCGTGGCAAGGTCGGCCGGTATCACGACGTCGAGGTGCGCCGGCAGCCGCACGTCAGCGATGACACGGCGTGTCACCGCTGGCCATTCGGTAATAGCTCCTATCAGATCTGGCTGTGCTATCACCAGATTTACTGCGTGAACTGCGGCAAGATCCTCAATCACTCTTTGGGAGACGACTGTCCGGACCGGACAGACGGACCCGAGGTCACCGCGTAAACCCAATGACACCTGCATTCTGAGGCTGCGGTACGGTTTCGACACCAGGAACTCAGACCAACTCGATCCCCGACAGAGGACAAAGATCATGGCGAAGCAGGGGCAGATCCTCGCGCTCGAGAAGACCGCGAAGGGCGTGGCCGAGTCAACACTCACCAAGTCGTACCACGTTCTGCAGAAGGACGCGCTGCTCAACGGCATCTCACGTGTGTACACCGCGAAGCTCGAGGACGGCGACCAGTTCCCGCCCGAGCGAACGCGGGTCCAGGTGCGTGTCCACGAGGAGATCGCGAAGGTGGCCACGGCCGTCGGTCGCGCGCTCGATCTCGCGGCCACCAAGGAGAAGACCAACACGTACGCCAAGGCCGATCTTGTCGTCGACGGCGCGACGCTTGTCAAGGACGTGCCGGCTGGCGTGCTGATGATGCTCGAGCGCGAGCTGATCAACGTCGAGACGTTCGTGTCCAAGCTACCGACGCTGGACATGGCGGAGGACTGGCACTTCGACGACAACACCGACTCGTTCGCGACCGGACAGACGCAGACCGCGAAGTCCGTACGCGTGCCGCGCAACCACGTGCTCGCCGAGGCGACGCCGCAGCACCCGGCGCAGGTCAAGGTCTACGAGGAGGCGCAGGTCGTCGGCACGTGGACGCAGACCAAGTACTCGGGCGCCTTGCCGGCCAAGGAGGTCACGGATCTCAAGGACCGCGTGCGGAAGCTGCGCGACGCCGTCAAGGTAGCGCGCGAGGAGGCCAACACGGCCACGGCCACCGACCTGCCGGTCGGTGACACGCTGCTCGGCTACGTCTTCGGCGGTACGCTGCCGAGGTAAGATCTCCCTGGTGGGGACCGGGAGAAACGGTGGAAGCGTCCACATCGGACCGGTACGACGCGCCTCTGGTTGGGGCCCGCGTATGACCCGGCCGGTTGGGGTTACCGTAGTGGGACGCAGTGCGGAAGGGGTTAACCCGCACACCTAAGACTCCGCTGTCAGAGGTGGAGCAGGTCCGGATCGGTTTCGTCGCCGGTCCGGACACGGCACAGACTCATCCTCAGATTCATCCTTAGATTCGACGCTCGTACAGTGCAGGTTCGAATCCTGCCCCGCCGACCACGCCGGCGGGTGGCCCAACTGGCAGAGGCGCGAGCATGTCATCCTTGCGCCACAGACTCAGTAGTGTCACTGGGTTCCGTATCTACCGTTCGACATCGTTACCGCATCACGTGGGTTCGAATCCCTCCCTCGGCACCAAACTCATGCCGAGGTCGTCTAGCTGGCAGGACGTTGCGGTCTAAGGATTTAGTGTCGGACTTAATTGTGACGGAGCTCAATTGGTGACGGGACCGTGAAGTAGCTCAACTGGCAGAGCTACGGCCTATTAAGCCGTTGGTTGTGGGTTCAAGTCCCACCCTCACATAAACACTCCCTTTAGGCGGGGGCCGCTGGTTATGCGGCTCCCGCCCCTTTAAAACCCTAAGCATGAACCGGACGGGCTGCTATCGTCGTCCGCCTGGAAAGCCTGAGGAGATCAGATGTCCGAGGTCATTCGCCGCACGCGGTTGCTGCTCCTGTTCATCGAGATGATCATGATGCTTGGCATGCCCGTTCCGAGCCGTCTGATCGGTATGCGCCAGCGGTTCGCCACGTGGCGCTGGGAGCGCCGGCGCACGCGGTCGCTGCCGACGAAGACGCGTGGCTACGAGCAGCTGCTTCGGTTGAACCCCGGGCTGATCCCCTCACCGAGTCTTCGAAGGATCACGACGCGATGACACAGACCGAGGAAACGCAGGAAGAGAACGAGTTCCCCTACAGCCAGCATCCGCACGAATACGCGGGCAGCAACTCCGAACGACAGTCCGTCGGTGACCCCGGTCACTGCGAGGCCTGCTGTTCCGTCGGTCATGTGGTCGCGCACCCCGACCTCGGTTGTGGCGACGTCGGTTGCGATTCGGATCACGTCGGCGAGGACCTGCCCGATCCGCCACCGTTGTCCACCCGCGTGCGCGAGCCGGACGACTTACCGGAGCCGTACGCTGGCGACGTCACGTGGCCGGACGTTGAGGACGTCGACGACATGCCGATCGCCGCGCAGTTCGAGGAGGCCATGTCGGCGCTGATGAACCAGGCTGACGCCGCGACCGAACGCATCGAGACCTTGTACCGCAACGGAATCCGAGAAATCAGGGAGCTCGTTCGTGGATCGTGAGAAGATCGAGCAGAAGTTCAGCTACCACCCGCCATCCAACAACGAGGTGATCCACGCACACGAGTGGACGCGCGAGCGGTTCATGGACCTGGCCTTTCAGGTCAACGCGTTCCTGCCGGACTGCGACGAGAAGGACGACGCCATCAAGGCGATCGACCACGCGGCCATGCTTGTGAACGCCGCGATCGCGCGAACGCAGCTCAAGCGACAGGCCCTCACCGGATAAGCCCTTCCCCCGATCCGGTGAGTTCGAGCCGGCCGGCCCACCACGTGCCCCCGATTTCACGTGGCGGTTCGGCCGGCTCTTTTTATTGTGTCATAGGGACGTCCTGTTAGGATCTTTTGCTATGGACGTGTCGCGCGCGGATGTCGGCCGGGAGGCCGCGCTGGCGCTTCAGCGCGCGATCGAGACCGTGTCACGCGCGACGTGGCGGCCGCTGCCGCACCAGATCCCGCCGGTCGGCGACTGGTATGGCTGGCTGCTGCTGGCCGGCCGAGGTGCCGGTAAGACGGACACCTGCGCGAAGTACGTGGTCGACCACGTCAACGGGCCACCGTGCATCCCCGGCCCCGTTCCACATTGGATCTCGATCATCGCGCCGACGCTCGGTGACGCGGCAACGGCGTGCTTCTCCGGACCGTCCGGCATCCGCGCGCACGACGACACGGCACGCATGGGTAGCTTCAAGGGTGGTCTCGCCATCCACTGGCCGAATGGCTCGGTAGCGAAACTGTTCGGCGCGCGGTCACCGGATGACGTGGACCGGCTGCGAGCCGGTGGTAACCGATGCCTCGCGTGGCTCGAGGAGCTCGCCGCGTGGCGATATCTCGAGGACTGTTGGGACCAGATGCGTTTTGGTCTGCGTACCGGCAAGCGTCCACATTGGATCGGATCGACCACGCCGAAGCCGCGTGTCTTGATCAAGCGCCTGGACAAGGGCGAGGTCCGGAACACCATCGTCACGCGCGCGACCATGTACGACAACCCGTACCTCCCGGATCAAATCAAGGGTGACCTGGAGGAGACATACGGCGGCACCGCGCTCGGCGCGCAGGAGCTGCTCGGTCGTGTCGTCGAGCAGGACGAGAACGCCCTGTGGAAGCGGGCAAATCTCGAACGCGATCGCGTAAAGCTTGATCTGGTACCGGCGTTCACACGCATCACGGTAGGTGTCGACCCGTCCGGCGGCCGCGGCGAGCAGGGCATCGTGGTCGTCGGTAAGCACGACATCATCCATCAGCCGACCGACGCCGAGATGGCTGCCATCGCCAACACGTTGGGTACCGGACGTGGCGCACCGCTGGCGTGGCAGCAGAGCGCGAAGACCGCGGCCATCCGCAAGGAGACCCACGGCTACGTCATTGGCGATTACACGTGCCGGCTGCCGCCGGATGGCTGGGGCCGACGCGCGGTCCAGGCCGCCGTTGACATGGAGGCCGACGACATCGTGGTTGAGACCAACTTCGGTGGTGACATGGCTGTCGCCGTGCTTGAAGGCGCGATCGATCACATGGGTCTTTCCATTCCGGTCAAGACCGTCGTCGCGTCGCGCGGCAAGCACGTTCGCGCGCAGCCGGTGGCCGCGATGTCGGCGCGCGCGAAGTGGCACATGGCCGGTGAGTACGAGGAGCTTGAAGATCAACTCTGCACGTGGACGGAGGAGGCCGACTACTCGCCGGACCGGTTGGACGCGATGGTCTGGCCAGCGTGGCATCAGAAGATGGTACGTGCTCGGGCCTTGCAGAGCGTTGGCACGTGGGGTGGCCAGGCGATGAACCAGAAGATCGGATGACCTTGGTAATCTTCGTACTGTCGCAGGCTACGGCCGAGACGATTCCGGCATCGGCGTTCTTACAATACGGTGCGATCGGACTCATCGCGGCACTTGCACTCGCGGCCGTACGCGTGCTGTTCAAGCGTGAGATCGCACAGCACGAACAGGATCGTCAACGCGCCGACCGGCTTGAGACGGAGCTTAAGCTGCTTAACGGTACGATTCAAGAGAAATATCTGACCGTCTTGGCGCAAGCCACCGCCGCGATGTCCGAAGCGTTTGACGTGATCAAAGCAGCCGACGGGACATACCGTGATGACAAACGGCGATGAGCAGAAGCGAACGGACCACGTGATTGGTGAAGCGCAAGACAGTCACGAGGAACTGCTGGCAGCGATCACGAAGCTGGAACGGTACGCGAACGCGTTGCGGCGCGCCGCGGATCGGACACGACCGCCGGGTGACGGAGAGGGTGGTTTATATGATCAGTGAGGAGGAGGCGCGGCACCTCGAGGCCGTGTCCGCCGATCTCCGTGATCTCGTGCAGGGGCTACGCGATGACATGGCACGTGCGGCCAACGTGCGCAACGATCTCACCCGGCTGACGAAGAGCGGTCGGCTGACGCGTGCGATCGTCGTCGTGCAGTCCGTGATCATCGTCTTGATGCTCGGTGGTGGTGCGCTGCTGCTGTCTACCAACATCAAGTTGAACTCCGTTGTCGCACAGCTGAACGAGGTCGTTCGCATTCAGCACGATTCGGCGCTGTGCCCGCTGTACCAAATCTTCATCAATGCGGATACGCCGGCCGCACGTGCGGCTGCCGAGAAGCGCGGTGACGACATGGAACAACGGGATCGATCGTTCGCCACCATCCGACAGAGTTACGCTGCGTTGAACTGTCAAGCAATCAAGTAGGAAGCTGACGTACCATGGCGGAAAGCGATGACGTCAACGTCACCGAGGCGCGACGTTGGGCGAAGTCCGAAGGCTACGACGTTCCGGCGCGCGGCGCGTTGAAGGCGGAGATCCTGGAGGCGTACCGCAATCGCGACCAGCCGCAGGACGTCACGCCGGACGACGCGCCGACCGGCCAGGTCGACGCGGCCGGGATCACCGACGAGGTGACCACGACGATCGACAGTGGTGACGAGACGGCCGAGGACAGTTCGACTGACGACGGGTCCACATCGGACGGTGACGCGTTTACAGCATACGTCGCGGGCTACCGGCGCGCGCGTGGGATCGCGGACGACGTCGAGGACGCCGTAGTCATGGAGGGTTCGCGGCAGCGCAACCGCGTCAGCATCCAGACGCTCGAGAACGGCTTCATACACTACCAGCGGCACGCCGGTACCGATGAGGTGCAGGCGCGACTGGTTGCGCTTGGGTTCCTCAACGGGTACGCGTCCGGACAGGCGGACGAGAACACGGTGCAGGCGTACGCGCGCTACCAGGACAGCATCGGTCTGCCCGGTACCGGTATCCCGGAGCGGACCTCCCTGGAGGAGCTAGGCTTCGACGTCATCGAGTAAGAACGGCCGAGCGGGTACGATCCTCGCGACAACGCCACGATGGCGAAAGGGAAAGCCCATGAGTCCGAAGTCCTGGCTCGCCGCGATCGGCGCGGTCGCGAGCCTGCTGGTCGCGTTCCTCAGCGACAACACCATCACGCTTCACGAGTGGATTCTCCTCGGCGGTTCGTTCGCCGTCGCCGTGAACATGTTCGTGGTGCCGAACCTCGATGCCGGTCTGGCCAAGTACGCGAAGGCGATCGTGGCCGCGGTGATCGCGCTGTTCTCGATCCTGCTGGTCGTGATCCCCGGTGGCGTGACCACGGCCGAGTGGATCCAGGTCGGCATCGCCGTCGCGGCCGCGCTCGGCATTCCCGCGCTGCCGGCACCGCAGTTCCCGGCGGTACCGTCCAAGGTGGAACCGAACCCGCCGGTCTGAGTCATCTCATAGGAGGCGCGGAACGCCAAGCGATCCGCGCCTCTTACCAACTCGTAAGGAGAACACGTGTCGGCGACTCTTCCGCGCACACGGCTACGCCTTCGGTCGGCGCTTACGATCGACGAGCTTCGCGAGTGGTGTCCGGAACCACACGATCATCGGCGGTATGGTCGCGGTCACGGCGAACGTGTGGACACGTTGATCGAGGTGGCTCATCATCTTCCTGCTGCCATCACGACGATCGGTGACCTGTCGTGCGGCAACGCCATGATCGCGCGCAGCTTTCCGAACGTGCGGCTCACGCTTGGTGACTTCGCGCCCGGCTATGAAATTCAGGGCAAGATCGAGGACACGATCGGCACGATCGATCCGGTCGACCTGTACGTTCTCACCGAAACCTTGGAGCACCTCGATGATCCCGGTGCCGTGCTGCGTGAGATCCGCGACAAGACCAGGTTCCTGCTGGTATCGACGCCGGTCGACTGCTGGGAGGACACCAACCGGGAGCATTACTGGGCCTGGTCACGTGAGGGCGTCGAGGAGCTGATGACCGACGCTGGCTTCACCGTACTGACGTACAACATCATCGATTCCCGCACGTACGGTGAGCCGTACTGCTACGGGATCTGGAGCTGTGAGTAGTAAAGTCTGACGTTGCGGACCAATACGAAGTAGACGAAAGCGAGACCAATGACGTTGATGAGGTCCTGCGGGCACGAAGGTCGCTACGTGCTTGACCTTCCGGCGACGCCGCTCGCCGACTCGTTCACCGACACGCCGAACGCGCCGGCACCGCGCTACCCGCTCGGATTGAAGTATTGCGAAAACTGCACGATGGTCGAGAACACGACGTTCGTCGATGATGACGTCCTGTTCGGCCAGGACTACGCGTTCTTCAGCGGCGGCTCGCCCGCACTCGTGAACTACTTCGGTATCTACGCCGACTGGATCAAGCAGAACTTCCCTGATCAGATCAAGCACGGCGTGGTGGAAATCGCGTCGAACGATGGCACGCTGCTCGAACACTTCCGCGACGGTCCGCATCTCGGCATCGATCCAGCCGGACCACCGTCGCACTTCGCAGAGTCCATTGGCTTGACCGTGCTCAACGAGCCGTTCACGCAACGTCTCGCGATCGCCTTGCCCCAGAACCAACTCGTGATCGCGAACAACGTGATCGCACACGTCACCAATCTCGATGACTTCCTCGCTGGTGTCGCGTGGCTGGTCGGTGATACCGGCCGCGCGGTCTTTGAGTTCCAGTACCTGCCGGATCTGCTGCTCGGCAACCAGTTCGATCTCGTGTATCACGAGCACCGCCGGTTCCTCGCGCTGACCTCGTTACACAGCAGCGTGAAGTCGCACGGCCTCGCCATCGTGGACGCCATGCTCACGCCGACGCAGGGCGGCTCGATCCGGGTCGTCCTCGCACCGACGTACATGAAGCTCAAGCGTACGGTCCGCGCGAACGCGCTGACGGCCGGCGAGTTCTCGCTGTGGGACCTCGCGACGTTCACCGACTTCGCCGCGCGCGTCGCCAGCATCTCGGTTCGTTTGCACCTCATGGTCGAGGAGCTCGTCACCGACGGCTACGACGTCGCGCTGTACGGCGCGCCAGCCAAGGCCACGACGTTGCTGTATCAGACCGATCTCGCACGTCACCTCAACTACGCGGTCGACCTGACGCCCTACAAGCTCGGGAAGTACATGCCCGGTACCGATATTCCCGTGATCGGTCCGGTGGACGAACAGCAACGTGACGACAAGGCGGACGCATACGTGCTCGCGATTCCGAACTATCTCGGTTCGGTGATCCGGCGCGAGAGGTCGTTCTTGGTCCGCGGCGGCAAGTTCGTCGTGCCGCTACCGAAGCCGGTGATCATCTGATGCGCGCACTCGTAACCGGCGTGACCGGCATGGACGGCTGGCACCTCGCGGAACACCTCCGTGACACGGGTTGGACGGTCATCGCGCTGATCCACGGACAGCGCGAGCGTGTGCTGCCGCAGGGTGTTCACGGCGTGCAGGCTGACCTGCTGGACCAGTCCAATCTCGTGAACGTGCTGCGCGACATCCAGCCTCACACCGTGTTCAACCTCGGCGCGATCACATCTATCGGCATCAGCTGGAAGCAGCCCGACCTCATGGCAAACGTCACCGGCCTCGGCGTGTTGCGGCTGCTAGACGCGATCCGATTGGTGAACAAGGACATCCGATTGGTCCAGGCCAGCACGGCCGACCAGTTCGGCCACAACGACGGCACGCCCATGGACGAGATCACACCGTTCGCGCCGCGAACCCCGTACGGCGTCGCAAAGCAGTTCGCTCACGACATGTGTCTGTCATACCGCGAGGCGTACGACATGCACGTGTCAACGTTGATCCTCTTTAACCACAGCAGTCCACGACACGGCAAGGAGTTCATCGTCCGCAAGGTGACCACGAATGTCGCGCGGATCAGCACCGAGGTCTCGGCCGGCCAACGCGTTCGTCCACTTCAGCTCGGTAAGCTTGATGCCGTTCGCGATTGGGGTTACGCACCGGACTATGTACGTGCGTACCCGATGGCGGCCGCGCAGCTCGTACCTGATGACTACGTGATCGCGACCGGCGTCGGCCACTCCGTGGAGGACCTGGTGCGCACGGCCTTTGACGCCGTCGATCTCGACTGGTCGCGGTACACCACGTTCGATCACGATATCGGCCGGCCAGCTGACGTGGCCACGCGGATCGGAAACTACGACAAGGCGAACCGCGTACTCGGTTGGAAACCGACGATCTTCTTTGATGACATGATTCAGACGATGGTGCTTCTGGAGGACATGTGATCACCGTGACGATCGTCACGCCGACCATGGTCGGTCGTGAGATCGTATTGCTTGATCGCTGCATTCCATCCGTGCAACGGCAGTCCACATCGGACCTTGTCGTCGAGCACCTGGTCGTCAGCGATCCGAACCCGGACCTCGCCAAGCAGATTCGCGAGGACTACCCGTACGTCCAGTTCGTACAGCTCAACGATACGTGGCGCGACGGTAAGCGCGACCAGTCAATCGGCGCGTTTCCCTGGTACATCGGGTCCATGCTCGCGCAGGGTGACTACGTCGGCTTCCTTGGTGACGACGACGAGCTTCTCTCTCATCATGTAAACACGCATATCGACATGATGGAGACGACCGGTGCGGACTTCAGCGTGAGTCGTGTGGAATTCCAGGTCGACGGCAACGTCGTGTTTACGGTCGGTCACCCGGGTATGGCGTGGACGCAGCTCGACAGCGACGGTGTCATGTGTCGGCGATCCGCGCTTCGGCACGCGAACTGGGACCCGTTCGATCTCGAGCCACCGACGGCCGATGCCGCGGACTATCGGCTCGTGCGTGACTGGAAGACCGCCGGTCTCAACGGTGTGTTCATCGATGTGATTACCGCGATTCACCACAACGGCTGGGCCGGAGGAGCGACATGATTGTCATCGGAACTACGCTTACTACATACGCCATGCTTGATCCGGAACGGTCGTACATGTGGGACGCGTGGCTGCGGCACGCCGAGCTGATCATCGAAACCGCGCCGGACGAGGTGCGGTACTTCGTGGCGATCGAGACCGACGCGCGTGGCATCGAACCGTTCCAGCCGCTGCTCGACCGGCTCGAGAAGATCGGCGGTGAGTACTGGCGCTTCGATCTGGACGACGGCCGGCGAGACGTGCACACGTTCAACCGGCTTCGACACATCACGCTAGGGCAGAACCTGCTCTCCGACTACGCGCACGCCAACGGCGCGACTCACTTGCTCCACATGGCTGCGGACTGCGAGCCGACGCCGGCCGTGCTGCCGAAGCTGCTCGCGGTGAACGCGCCGCTCGCCGCGGCGTACTGCCCGACGTACGGACTGCGCGGCGAGGAGTTGACCGTGCAGTACCCGGACTTCCCCGTGACCGGACCGTCACTGGTCGCGTCGCCGTTCGCCGCGGTTTGCGTGTTGATCCAGCGCGAGGTGTTCAAACGACTGAAGTTCCGGTACGACATCGATCTCGGTATGTCCGATGACCCGTCGTTGTGTTACGACCTCAAGGAGGTCTTCGACGAGGAGGTGCGGATTCGACTGGACTGCATCGCGACGCATCACCCGACGATCATCTCGTCGATCGAGACCCGGTATCCCGGACTGGACATGAGCGTGCAGCGGTGAGTGATCCGTTCGTCCTCACACTCATGATCTTGACCACATTTCGATTGACCAGGTTAATCACCAGTGACTCGTTTCCGCTCGTGCGACTGCCACGCGAGTGGCTGCTTGAGAAGGCGATCGAGAATCGCATCGAGGACGCGAGCTACGAGACCGTCGACGACGCGACAGACGAGCACGTTCGGACCTACCGTGGCTTCTGGTACCACCTCGCCGATCTGGTCACGTGTCCCTGGTGTGTCAGCGTTTGGGTGGCCGGCGTGGTGACGTTCATCACCGTGCTAGTATCTCCCACAGGACTTTCGATGCCCTGGCTGTGGTTCGGCGCGACGGCCGGCGGCGCGGCGATCACGGCCCAGTTGGTGGCGAAGCTGATGGACTAGACCGGGAGGCGCCATGGCTTGGTGGGCACCGTGGCGCCGACCGAGGTCGTCCACAGTGGACGGTGCGCTGACCGCGGCCGCGTCACCGATGAACAACGGTGACAAGCGTCGTAGCACCACGCCGAGCTACCAGAGCTGGCAGTCCGAGGCGTGGGCGTACTACGACTCCCTCGGTGAGTTCCGCTACGCCGTCGAGTGGAAGTCTGAGATGATCAGCCGCGTGCGGCTGCGCGTCGGCGAGATCTTGCCCGGCCAGGACGAACCCCGCATCATCGATAAGGGACCGGCCGCGGATCTGATCAACGAGCTCTGCGGTGGCATCGGTGGCCAGTCCGAGATGCTCGCCAACATGACCACGCAGATCAACGTACCCGGTGAGGCGTACGTCCTCGGTGAGACCATCGACGACGTCAACCACTGGAGCGTCAAGTCCGCGGACGAGGTGCGCGTTCGGCGCGCCAAGACGGCCGACGGTCGCGAGTCGCTCTACGAGACGATCGATGAGGCCACGTCGGACAACACGGTGATGAACTGGCGGTCGGTCGATCCGGAGTCTTTGCTGGTTCGCGTGTGGCGACCGCACAAGCGCTATCACCACGTTGCCGACTCGCCGGCGCGGTCGATGCGTTCGACCATGCGTGAGCTCGAACTCGTGAACCGTAAGATCCAGGCTCACTATCTCTCGCGGCTCGCGTCGGCCGGCGTCTTCGTCGTGCCAGACGAGGTGACCTTCCCGACGCGACCGGAGTTCGACGGCGCGCCCGACGCGTTCATCGCCGAGTGGATCCAGATGGCGAGCGAGGCCATCGAGACGCCGGGCAGCGCGTCAGCCGTCGTGCCGATCCCGATGAAGGTGCCGGGCGAGTACGCGAAGTCCTTTAACTTCATCGACTTCTCGCTCAAGGAGGACGAGAAGACGATCGAGAAGCGCGAGTCGGCGATTCGTCGACTCGCCAATCAGGTCGACGTACCGGCCGAGATCCTGCTCGGCATGGGTGACGTCAACCACTGGTCGGCGTGGCAGCTCGAAGAGGGTGCGATCAAGACGCACATCTCGAGCGACGTCGAGGTGATCTGCGCTGCGCTGACGGCCGGTTACCTGCGACCGCGTATGAAGGCCGATGGTCTGGATCCCACGAACATCGTCGTCTGGTACGACACGTCGGAGCTGACGGCGCGGCCGAACAAGACGGACATCGCGAAGGACCTCTACGACCGGCTCGAGATCAACGGCAAGGCGTACCGGCGTGAAGCCGGATTCGACGAGGACGACGCACCCACGAAGGAAGACCTCAAGGAGATGGCGCTGCGTAAGCTCGCCATCAACCCGCAGGTCGGCATGGCAGCGCTCGCCGAGCTGGTCGATGAACCGGCCCTGGCCCCAACCCCGGATACCGGACCGCCACAAGAGGTCCCACCGGAGCAGAAGCCAGAGAACAACCCGCGGCAGCAGGGACCTCCGCCAACGAAGGACGAACCGCCACCGACGCCGGGAACCGACAAGGCCACGCAGGCCGCGGCGCGCCACCGTGTCCTATTTGGACTCAACGAGTGGACGCTTTATCATCCCGGTTGCTGTCACGGCGCGCTCATGTCATGCCCGGTCACCGAGGGTACGCGGTTCCTCAGCATCTTTCCGGGACAGACCGGCACGTACGAGTGCTGGCTCGCCGACAACGGCGAGTTCATCCTTGGCCGGCGCACATACGAGCGACTGGACGACATGCTGAAGGGACACACCCGCAACCTCAAGTCCAAGGTCCTGAGCAATGGTCACCATTGACCCGCATGACGGGTCCGTTGTAGACGATCAGGTGGCCGCGTTTCACGACGCGCTGATGACCGCGCTTACCGACGTGCTCGAGCGAACGTCGAAGATGATCGATCCGCACGGTCCGGTTCACAGCAGCAACATCATGCGCACGTTCTGGAAATCCAAGGTGGACGGTCTCGTCGACAAGCTCGAGGCCGTTGTGATCAGCGCGGCGGACCGGACACGCACGCAGCTTCAGTCACACGTGGACGCGACCGCGCCGGTAGCCGTCAATCACGGTGGTGATCTCCTGCGCGCGCAGCTCAAGGCGGCCGGTCGCCGTTCGTACGTGAAGACATCACGGACCGCTGCCGGCTTTGTGATTCCCTCGCCGGTCGAGCTGTTCGCGGAGATCTACCTGCGATCACGTCGTGGCTTCCTGCTCGATCTCGGCACTGACGCGTGGAACATGGTCCGCGGCGAGCTGCTCGCTGGAATGAACAACGGCGAGGGGATCGGTGAGCTGCGCTCACGTGTCATGTCCGTGGCCGACGTCGCGCAGCCGCGCGCCGAGCGGATCGCCCGCACCGAGGTGGTCGGTGCCACCAACGCCGGCGCGATCGAGCAGGTGCGAGCGTCCAAACTGGACGCGACCAAGACGTGGCTCGCCACGAACGACAACCGGACGCGTCAATCGCACGCGGACGTCGACGGCACCACCGTCCCCTTGAACGACACCTTCCTGGTCGGTGGCGTGCTTATGGACCGGCCACATGATCCGACGGCACCACCGGACGAGGTGATCCAGTGCCGGTGCACGCTGACATTCGAGATCCCCGACGACGCGGTGACCGCCGCGGCGTTCGGAAATCCCGACCAGCCCAGGGATTACCACGGGCGATGGGGTCACGGCGGTGTCAGTGGTGATCTCGCGTTGACCGGCCAAGACGCTTACAACCACGTCGTGGAAAAGCAGGGCGACGTCACAGATTCGGCACAACGACGTGCGCTTGACGGCTACTTCGGCGATTCCAGTGGACTCAACAGCAAGCTACGTACGCAGAAGTCCGCGGCGTCGACCGACAAGCGAGCGATCGCGATCAAGCAGGCGATCGACCAGCACGGCGCGCTGACGGACCAGCCGATCCTGGTGCACCGCGCGGTTTCTAGCGCGGAGACCGTATTCGGAACCAAGGACATGAAGTCGTTGGTCGGCGCGCAGGTGAAGGACCACGCATTCGTGTCGACGTCCACCGAACGGAACCTCGCGGAATGGTTCGTGGGTGGTGACGATGGTGCCATCTTCAACATTACGGTTCCGGCGCATACCAAGGTTCTCGCGATGGATGCGGCACGTGGCATGAAGCACAACACCGAAAGCGAACGTGAACTTCTTCTTGATACCGGAACCGCGTGGAAGATCACGAAGGTCGAACGTGACGAGACTCAAGGCTGGAACATCGACGCGGAGGTGGTCTAGTCCATGGAGACCGTGGCGGAACGCACCACGTACACAAGACCAGATCAGATCGAGATCACGTGGCCGGACGGTCACGTCTCGAGCGCGTTCGGCAAACCGGATCAGGCACGTGACTGGCACGGCCGCTGGGGTGGTGGCGGAGGCGGCGCGCACGTTGCGCCCGAGAAGGAGTACAAGGCCACGTTCCGGCAAGCGCAGGACAAGATCGCCAACGCGCCGGTCCCGACGGCGTTGCAGGTGACGAAGGCGCGCGCCGAGCTTCAGAAGGCCAAGGAGGGTAAGGGTCGCGCGGGCGGCGATTCGCGCGGCGGCAGCTCAAAGGATCGGCGGAAGCAGCGTGAGAACCTCTTCAAGGAGTTCGGCGGCGAGAGTAAGGGCTACGTCGTCTGTCACGGCTGCGGGTTGAAGACGCATCACACCGATGACCCGGCGCAGAACCCGAACGGCTACGCCAGGTTCGAGCGCGGCAAGATCTTCGTCAAGGCGCAGGGTGGCGGTTATCAGTTGAAGAACCTGCTGCCCGAGTGCTTTGGCTGCAACCGATCCAGGAACGATCAGATGCTACGACCGGAGAACGCGCCATGACCACCGTGCGAGCGAAGCGTCTGGGGTGGAACGAAACCACGAATATCACCGCGACCGATGAGCTGGATCCCTACGACTACACCGATGCCGTCGTGGAGGGTGATCTCCAAAAGATCAAGGTCGACAGCGGGGTTCTTCACTATACGAACTACGTGGTGGCCGGCCAGCCGGTCGATCCGGACACGATCGAGGAGATTGACGATCAGGGCGACGCGTCGACCGCGGCCGTGGTTCGGTCCAACGTGGACAGCGGGTTCACGTCCGGCATGATCGCGCTCGTGCCGACCGCGGAGGACGCCGCGCGGTTGGCACTCGACGAGGACAACGGCGAACCGGCCAACGAGCTGCATCTCACGCTGTGCTTCCTCGGTGACGCCGCGGACTACCCGCAGGAGCAGCGCGACGCGCTGGTCACGTCGATCGAGGACCTGGTTGAGACCAGTCAACTCGGTCCGGTGCAAGGCAACGCGTTCGGCGTGAACTACTGGAACCCGGCAAGCGACGATCCGGCGTGGGTCCTCGCCGTGGGTTCCACACCGGACAACGGGCTGACCGAGGTGTACGGCCTGGCGTACGAGGCGATCTACAACACCTCACTGTCCGTTCCGGACCAGCACAAGCCGTGGGTCCCGCACGTGACGATCGCGTATGGGATCGAACCAATTCTTGAAGAGATGGAAGCGCGTCTCGGACCGATCACGTTCGATCGAATTCGGGTGGCATTCGGTGACGAGTACCACGACGTGGTGCTTACGGATGAGCGTGCTACTCTAACCGAATCCTAGGAGGTAGCGCGATGCCCTGGCACAAGGTCGAGAATCATGCGGAGTGCCCGGCCGGTAAGCCGTGGGCCGTCGTCAAGGACAGCGACGGATCGGTGGCCGGCTGTCACGCCAACGAGTCCGAAGCGAACGATCACATGAAGGCGTTGTACGCCAACGAGTCCGGCACCGGTACGCAGCTCGGCGGTAAGCCGAAGCCCGGTACCCCGCCGGACAAGCGACTCCACGAGAACCCCGGCGGTAAGAAGGGCGCGGACGGTAAGCCGGTCGACGGTAAGCCGGTCGACGGCAAGCCGGCTGACGGCAAGCCGGTCGACGAGACCGACGACACCTCCAAGAAGAAGAAGGTGCCACCGCCGTTTCCGCCGAAGCAGAAGGTGAAGGCCACCGTCGACGAGGTGACCGACGAGTTCGTGTCGATCAACTTCGACAAGGACACCACCGCTACCGAGGTCCAGACCACCGCCCCGTGGGAGGGCGTGATCTGCGTCGAGGGCGTGACAACCGGCGACGGGCGCGAGTTCGCACCGGAGTCGCTGTCCTGGGGTGATCTGCCGGTACCGCTCCGCTGGAACAAGGAAGACTCGCACGGCGGGATGCCGAGCACGGTCGCCGTGAACGTCGGCAACATCACGGCGATCGAGCGTGACGGCAACCAGATCAAGGCCAGCGGCAACATCGACCTGTCCACCGAGGACGGTCGCACGGTCTACGGCAAGATCAAGGGTGAGTTCCTCCGCGGCGTGTCGATCGACGCGGACAGCATCACCGACGCCGACATGGAGATGATCTTCCCGGACACCAGCACGAGCGGCGAGGAGAAGTCCGAAGCGGACGAACTCATCGAGATGCTGTTCGCGATGCCGGAGAAGGTCATCTTCCACGCCGGCCGCATTCGCGCGGCCACGCTGTGCGACATCCCGGCGTTCGTCGAGGCGTACATCCAGCTGACGGACGAGACGCTCTCGGACGCGACCGTGGCCGCACTCGCCGCGCGACCGACCGTGACGCGCGCCGTCGCGCTGCACACGACCGGGACGTCCGACGCCGCGTGGGACAGCACGGCGCACGTGAAGCGGTTGGCGCTCAAGCGATCCACGGCGAACGCGCGCGCCGCATCGGCGTGGTGCGACACCGAGGACGGTGGTGAGAACGGTGGCAACTACATGTTCCTCCACCACGAGATCGCGGAGGACGGCGCCGTCGGACCGGCCAACCTCACGGCGTGCGCCGCGGGAATCGCGGCGCTCAACGGAAACCGCGACAGCACGACGCTGTCGCTCACCGACCGACGCGCCGTGTACGCGCACCTCGCCAAGCACCTGCGAGACGCTGGCCGCGAGGCGCCGCCGGCCAGCTTCGAGACCGCGGTCACCGCGGCTGCCGCCGTCGATGACCGGCCGCCGGCCGAGTGGTTCACCGATCCGAAGCTGTCGCTGCCGACGACGATCACCGTCACCGACGACGGCCGGGTGTACGGCCACGCCGCGATGTGGGGCGAGTGCCACGTCGGGATCGCCGACGCGTGCGTGACCCCGCCGTTCGAGGACAGCCACCCGTACTACATGACCGGTGAGGTCGCATGCGCCGACGACACGCGGGTCGCGGTTGGACAGATCACCCTCGGTACCGGTCACGCGAGCCTCAGCCTCGGGGCGTCGCAGGCCGCGGATCACTACGACAACACCGGGTCCGCGGTCGCGGACGTCGCGGTGGGCAACGACGAACACGGGATCTGGGTGGCCGGCGCGGTCCGGCCGGGCACCGACGTTCACCGCGTTCGTGAGCTCCGCGCGTCCGGCCAAGTCTCCGGTGACTGGCGCCGCATCGGCGGCCAGCTCCGGTTGGTCGGCCTGCTCGCCGTCAACGTGCCGGGCTACCCGGTGCCGAAGATCGGAACGCGCGTCGCGTCCGGCGCGCAGCTCGCGCTCGTGGCGGCCGGTCGACCGAACGTGGTAAGCCCGGCGTACAGCGAATCCGAGCTCGTGCAGCTCGCCATGCGCACCATGCGCAGCCAGCTCGCCGCACGTGTCGGCCGCGTGCGAAAGGAGGTGTAGACCATGTGTGGATGTCGGAAGAACAAGGTCATCGTGACCACCGATCAGGGCAGCGACAAGAGCCAGTGACCGTCCACCTGCGACGGTGATCCGCTGCCGTGGTGGTGAGATCACTTTGTGATACGCTACGCATCATTGCATAGCGCTTGAGGTAGTTGAGCGTTTTCCTTAGGGAGTAACCAATGGCTGATGAGCTGGTGCAGGTCCCGACCGACCTGAAGCTTCTCAGTGACGACGAGCTGGCCACACTCGAGACGCAGGCCACGGAGGAGTTCGACCGGCTCAACGGCCAGGACGACGTTACCCCCGAGGCGCTCGAGCAGCTCATGTCACTGACGGACGGGATCGAGCGGCTCCGCATGGAGCAGAACGCCCGCACCGCGCGGTACCGCGAGGAGGCCGCGGCCGAGAAGCTGCGCCTGTCCGCGGCGCGCGAAGACCTGAACGGTCGCGTTCACGCGGCCGGTGGCGACAAGCCGACCCGTCGGCTCGCCAGCGACACCGAGGATCCCATCGACGCCGAGTCGATCACGGCCGCGGCCGCGCGCGGTGCGACCGCCGCGCTCGTGGCTGCGCTCGGCGAGGGCAAGCTGGACTTGCAGACGACGATCAAGCGCGCGTCGCTCTCCGAGGCGCGCCGGCACGCGCCGACGCCGGCCGCTCCGAAGAAGCGGATGGCGATCACCGCCGCCGTGGACATCCCTGGCCTGGCGCGGAACGACGACCTGTCCAATCTGGACGCTCTCGGCGAGGCCTTCCACAAGCGTGCCCGGTCGATGACCACCACGACCGACAACCCGCAGTACCAGCTCGTGGCGTCGGTCCGCAACGACTTCGAGTACACCGTCGACGACCGCACCTCCCCCGGCCAGGTCGAGGAGCTCTTCCGCCGGCTGGTGAACGAGGACACCAAGAACGCGCTCGTCGCCGGCGGTGGCTGGTGCGCGCCGTCTGACATCCGATACGAGTTCTTCAACATCGCCGGTGGCGTCCGCAAGGTGGACCTGCCGACGTTCGGCGTGACGCGCGGTGGCATCCGCTTCCCGACCTCGCCGTCGATCGCGGACGCCTTCGGTACCACCGGCCTCGCGCCGTACGCCGTCGCGTACTCGAACACCTCGGTTCCGTGGATCTGGTCCGAGACCGACGACCAGGCCGCAGCCACCGGCACCTCACCGCGCAAGCCGACGCTGCGCGTGCCGTGCCCGTCGTTCAACGAGCGGCGACTCGAGTGCTACGGCATCACGGTCACCGCGGGCAACCTGTCGGATGACGCGTACCCCGAGGCGACGACCAACTTCCTGAAGCTGGTCACCGCCGCGCACGAGCACGCCATGAACAGCCGGACGCTCGCGCAGATGCAGGCGTTGTCGGCGGCCGCCGTGACGACCGGTTCGTACGCGGTCACCGGGCAGCCGGCGTACAACGCGATCACCGGCGGCATCGCGCTGGCCGCGGTCGACTACCGCGCCAAGTACGGCATGGACGAGGACGCGATCCTCGAGGTCGTCCTCCCGATCTGGGTCGTGGACGTCATCGTCGCCGACCTCGCGCACCGGCGTGAGGCGGAGTTCGTCGCGGTCACCGAGTCGCAGATCCAGGCGTGGCTCAACTCGCGCGGTGTGCGCGCGCAGTTCGTCGACGACTACCAGGTGCGTGGCGCGTTGCAGTTCGGCAACGCCACCTCGATGATCGCGTGGCCGACGTCGGTCACGTTCATGCTGTACGCGGCCGGAACCTTCATGTACGGCAACGGCCTGCAGCTCGACCTCGGTGTCGTCCGCGACAGCACACTCAACGCGGCCAACGACCACACCGCGGCCTGGTCCGAGGAGTGCCACCTGGTGGCCATGGTCGGACACGAGTCCCGTCAGTACACGGTGAAGTTCGCCGTCGCCGGCGAGACCGCCCCGACCACGAACGTCGCCCTCTAAGTCCACACCGGACTTAGGAGTGTCCACTGTAGACGGATGGAGGTGAGCGTGGGTGGTCAACCGGCGACAGATCGTGGATCCGCCCACGTTCACCCCGCTGCCGTACGGACTGCTGTCCGTCGCGCAGCATCCGACGGCCAGCGACGGTCACTGGCAGAACGGCATCACGTATCAGTCACGGTGTCTCAACGCCGGCGACACAACGTACTCCATCGACTGCGGGATGGCGGTCACCGGTACCGGACCGGCGCCGGCACCGCCGGGCCTGACGGACAACGTCGATCTCACGACGCGCGGCGCGACGTCGTTTGTGGCATACGCCGAGTTCGACTGCGCGCCGGTCGGCATGGCCAACGCCCTGCAGATCGCGGAGGACGCGCTCGCACAGTCCGCGGACTACGACGTGGAGCGCGCGTTCTGGACCGGCAAGGCCGCGAACCAGACGGTGGTTTTCCCGCATCTCGCCGCCACCGCTGATATCATCGACGGTGACACGCTGCTTCAGTCCACGGCAACCGTTGCGGCCACGGGAACTCCGGCGCCACCCGTCGCGCTTGGCCTGCTGGAGCAGGCGATCGCGGACTGCTCGAACGGGCAGGGCGTGATCCACGTGCAGCGAAAGGTGTTGCCCGCGCTGTTCAAGGCGCAGGTGATCGAGGTCCGAGCCGGACAGATCGTCACCAAGAGCGGCAACCTGGTGGCCGCCGGTGCCGGCTATCCGGGTACCGGACCGTCCGGCCAGGTGGTTACCGCGACGACGTCGTGGATGTTCGCGACCGGACCGGTCTTCGCGTACTCGAGCGCGACCAGGATCAACGACCTCCGGTCCGCATTGGACCGGACCACGAACACGGTAAAGTACATCGCAGAACGAACGTACGTGATCGGCTGGGATTGCTGCCACGCTGCCGTACAAACCGACATCAGTGCGGCGTAGAGGAGAAGGAACATGGCACCCACGGGAACCTGCGCGGCACCGATCAAGGGTACGCACCTCCGGCTCGTGAAGACGGACATCTGCGGTATCCCGGTGACCGGCGCGTCGTCGCTCGTGATCGTCACCAAGGGGTTCGTCCAGACGCAGATGGACCCCGACTACGAGGACGGCGTGGAGTTCTTCGAGCGCAACGCGGACGGCCAGGTCTGCGTGAACCAGAAGGACAAGCCGACCCTCAAGCGCTTCAAGCTCACCGTCGACCTGTGCGACGTGTCGCCGGACGCGATGACGTTCCTGCTCGACGCGCGGCTGATCGCAAACTCCGGAGCCACTACCGGCACGGGCTTTGCGATGCAGGCCGGCGAGCCGGACAACTACTTCTCGATGGAGGTCTGGCAGCGCGTCGCCGGCTCCGGCGCGTGTGACCCTTCCGGCAACCAGCAATTCATCTACAACGCGTGGCCGTGGGTCGGCAACGTTCAGGTCGGCAAGTACGCGATCGAGAACAAGCGTTCGACCATGCAGTTCATGGCGGAGACGCAGGGCGCGAACCCGCTGTGGGGTCGGGGTCCTGGCACCGGTGCGAAGTGGCTGCCGACCACGTTCGCCGCGGCGGCCGCGGATCACTGGCTGTGGAACATCACCTCGACCGCGCTGCCGACGAACTTCGACTGTGGACCGCAGCTTCTGACGTAGGAAGAAAGCCCTAGGGAGACAAAGGAATATGGCAATCGAACAGTTCGCGCCGCTCTTTCCGCGCGGCGAGCATCCGTTCTCCCTGGGGCGTCACCTGCTTCACGACGACGCCTCACGCAACTACGACGCGCGCATGGTCGCGTCGCTGCGCAAGCCGCGCAGCGTCGTTCACGAGTCCGCGGTTCCGCCGTGGGACCAGGGACAGATCGGGCAGTGCACCGCGGAGGCCGCGCTCGGTCTCCTCATGACCGAACCGTTCCACCGTCCGGAGTGGAACTTCAACGGGACCGGCGCGGCGTCGGATACGCTCGAGTTCTACCGCGAGGAGACGCGGCTCGATGACGGTTACATCCCGGGCAGCTACGAGCCGGATGACACCGGTTCGACCGGCCTCTGGTCGATGAAGGTCCTGAAGAACCGGAAGATCGCGGCGTCATATCACCATGTCTTCAGCTGGCCGGTCCTGCAGTCCGTGCTGTCCGATCACCCGGTGTCGATCGGGATCGCGTGGTTCGGCAGCATGTTCTACCCGGACCGTCACGGCGTGGTCACGTTCGACGGCTCCGTCGACGAGCCGATCGGCGGACACCAGATCTGCGTGGTGGGCCAGGATCTCAAGCAGGAGGAGCTGATCTTCCGCAACTCGTGGGGTACCGGCTGGGGTAAGGACGGCTACGGCCGGCTGACGTTCGCGAAGGCCAAGGAGCTGCTCTTCACGTACCGCGGTGACGTCACGTATCCGATCCTCGTCGGGGAGGTCTGAACCATGACCGAAGGTCTCGACGTCTACGGGCGCTACAACAACGTGACGAACTGGGGCTCCGTCAACGGGGCCAAGGACTTCGTGTGGATCAAGCTGTCCGACGGCACCACGCTCCAGAACGGACTTGGCGTCAACTACGACTACGGGTACGTCGGTCCGGCGCGCGCGGCCGGTCTGCCGGCTGGTGGCTATCACTACGCGCAGTTCGGTGACGCCGTCGCGCAGGCGAACCTGTTCATCGACCGCTGCGAGGCGCTCGGCGCCGTCGACATCGCACCGATGCTAGACCTCGAGTCACCGTTCGTCGCGGACCAGACGGCCATCAACTTCGCCATCGCGTTCTGCAACCGCGTGCTCGCGCGCGGACACAAGCCGGCGCTGTACGCCAACAACTCGATGCTCACCACGATCCGCGGTCCGTTCAAGGCCGCGGTTCCGAACTCGTACATCGTGGTGGCGCGCTACGGCGCCAATCCCACGGTGACGTACGATGACTGGCAGTTCACCAGCTCGGGCACCTGCCCGGGTGTGATCGGCAACGTCGATCTCGACACCGGGATCTTCCCGGTGAACGTCCGGCCGGTTAGTGGTAACAGGCAGCAGAAGTACCAGCTCGTGAACGGTTGACCGCAGGGAAAGTAGGAGCATACGATGATCGGCGAATTTCAGCCCAAGTTCGACTACCGTCCGAAGTGGAAGTTGACGGACCCGGCCGACCCGACGTCCGCGTGGATCCCGGACATCGACGCGGCCACCGGCCTGCAGGTCATCAAGCGCGTCGCGTATCAGACGTTCCACCAGCTCTTCTGGCCCGGCGACAGTACGGTTTCCAGCATCACGGCGAACGCGTGGTTCACGATCTCGAAGGGCTGGGACAACCCGACCAACCCCGTCAGCGGCACGGTCTTCTTCATCGGCACGAACGCGGACCTGTCGCCGAAGTACCTCGGCGCCGGCGGCTCGGCCGGCCAGGCGTTCACGTTGAGTCAGGACCGCGAGTTCACGACCGACCTGCCGGCCGGCACGAAGAAGATCAGCGTCCGGCTCGACCCGCACGATCACGCGGTCGGCTGGGCCATCGAAGCTCAGGCAGCGTAAGGGAGATCGGCATGACTCGGAGCGACGTCGGACTCATCGGCTGGGGTGAGGCCGTTTTGTTCGATGTGGACGGTCACGTCAAGGCGCGCTGCGAGTTCCGGAACCTGGTCACCTCCGTTGGTGATCAGTACTACGGCGAGCGTGCGGCTGGTGTCGCGTCACCACCAGCGCAGGTGACTGGCATGAAACTCGGAACCGCTTCAACCGCGGTTGCGAAGACCGGCGCCGGTGCAGGTCTTGTGACGTATCTTTCGGACTCACAACAAGCGTTGTCCGGAACACCGACGTCGACGCAGCCGGGTGGCGCAGGCACTGCACGAGTGATTACGTTTCAAGCGATTTGGGCCGCAGGCAAGGCAAATAGCCCTGCTACCCCGATTACCGAAGTTGTCATTGTGAACGAAACGTTGACTGATGCGCTTGGAGCTCAGGCATCAGCGACTATCGCACGCGCACTGTTGACCGGAATTTCGAGTAAAGGTGCTAGTGACACCTTGACGGTCACATGGAACCACAGCATCTTGGGGGCGTAATGAATAAGAAGCTTGTGTTTAGTGGTATCGCAGTTGTGGCCGTTACCGCTGCTGTCAACGTTGTGACAAACGCAGCAACACCGGCTTATGCCACTCTTGATAACCCTCGATTTGTTGAAGTGCTGTCTACCGCTATTGCTGGCGGGTACGGAAATGAAGATGTTCCTTGCGCTGCAACGGAAGCGGCGATTGGTGGAGGATTCGTCATCGATGATCCGGCGCAATTGCAGGTGATTCATTCGAGCCCGATGGTAGGTATGAATCGTTGGCAGATCAGCGTCAAGAATTTGGACGCAGTTAACTCACATAACTTTTTCGCGTATGCGGTCTGCGTCACGAGGTAAGTGCCCACGACCTTCTTCCTGCGAAACGAGGCGCCACCGCTTCTAGGCGGTGCACCGGCTAACAAGCTCCTCGATGAACAGCGCGGGAAGTCGGTCTTCTCCAAGGTAACCGACACTACGGCCGGCGCCACCTTCAAGCAGGTGACCGACAACTCCGGCGGTGTCGTAATCTCGTGGTATACCGAGATGCTCGACGCGGTCACGGTCTCCGGTCCGGTCTCGCTGAACCTGCGCGCGTTCGAGTCCGCGCTCACCGTGAATGCCACGCTCGACATCAACGTGCAGTGGGTGACGGTAATCGGTAACCTACAAGGGACGATTCTCTCAGCGCGGCAGTTTCCTACTACGACCACCGAGCTGACCACGACGGACGCCGCGTACACCGACACGTTCACGCCGACGTCCGTGAACATTCGACGTGGTGATCGCATCCGGTTGATCGTCGGCTTCCGCAACGTTGGGACGATGGCAGCCGGGACCGCTACGCTGTCATACGGCGCAACCACGAGTGGCGGTGCCGGTGATAGCTTCATCACGTTTACCGAGAAAATCAAGACATTCGATAACGTGGGCAACGCCTCATGGGCCGGTGCGGCACAGGGTGGAATCGCCGGTTGGTGGTAAGGGAGGATCACATGCCGAATACCATTTACACAGCATCAGTTATTTTAAATGTCGATGACATCGAACCTGATGGTGGGATCGGTGAAGTAACGTACACCGCACCTGTCGGATGGTTTATCGTTAGTGGTGGCATCAAGGGAATCGCCGACAACAGTAGTGACATCACTGTTCTGAACTGTTTTTCGACCGGTCAAGCTTTCACAGGTACCGTCTTGAACAGTGGTGCTACGGCGGAAAGTCGCGTGCGGTTCCAGCTCTTGCTTGTTGGAACAAATGGTGCAAACATCTCGCATGTTTCGTTGGCGTAGTAAGGACTGCTGATGCCTGCTCAATTTTGGGAAGCGGTTCTTAACTCGCCGAACAACGGCGCCGGTGCGAACTACACCAACTCGACCACGATCACCGACGTGTCGGCCGCGCCACAACTCGTGCTGCCGGCCAACTTCATGTATCCGGGTCAGTCGTTTCGGATGACGGCGTTCGGCACGTACGCGACGTCGGCCACCACACCGACGCTTATTCTCGGCTTCTATTACGGTGGCGTGGCTGGCACGGCATTGGCTGCCAGTACCGCCGTTACCACGACGAACACTGCAACTGTGAACTGGGCGTGGCGACTGGAGGCGACGGCAACGGTGCGCACGGTCGGTGCCACCGGAACCGTTATCACACAAGGTTTCTTGGATATCGCCACGTCGTTGACCGCGATTACACATGTGCCGATTCCAGCGATCGCTTTGGCCACGGTGACGATTGACACGACATCTGCCAAGGCGCTGACGGTCGGTGCGACATGGGGAACTGCAGCGGCGACGAACATCTTAGTGTGCCACCAATTCCTCGTGGAGGCGATGAACTGATGGCTGATGAAATCGTGACGAAGGGTGGCGGGACGTTTCCATCTAGTCCTTACGTGTGGGCTGACTCGTGGTGGACTGTTAACGGTGCGGAACGAAAGATCATTCTGACAATCCGCTTTGACTCACCGACAAACGGCGGTGGTACAAACGCCTTACAGGGCTTGGACTACGACCTGGATCCCGGTTGCCCGTGGGAGTACCTGATCATTACCAAGCCGGATGGTACGGTTTTGACTCGACAGATCCCACGAACGTCGCGCACCGGTACGATCACCGCGACCCAGCTGCACAACTTCGGACTCGATTCCTTTCTGGACATCGCTTCCATCACGGTGGGCAGCACTCCCCCGAGCTGACGGTAAGGGGGTGCCGCTAACGTGGCCGTAGTACTCGATGCTTCCACACCAGGGTTTGTCACCGGCACCTCCAATCCGGTTACGAGCGCACCGATCATCGCGCCAGCCGGAAGCATGTTCTTCGCGATTTGCATCGCGGACGAGTCAAACACCTTCGTCATCAGCAATCCGTCCGGCAGCGCGCTGACGTGGACGTCTATCGGTGCGTCGGTCTCCGGTGCTGGCTTTACAAACATGCAGGTTTACTGGGCCTACGATCCGGTCGGCGGTAGCCGTACCGTTCGATCGACCAGAACCGGCTCGTTTACGGCGCATGGCCTTAAGGTTTTGGTGTTTACCGGAACCGAGACCACGTTCACCGGTGCCAACGGATCTGCGAAGCTCGACACCGTCAACATCGTTACGACCGCTGCCAACTCGTGGGTTTGGGCCGGTCACGGCGACGAGAATGCGGCGCTCGATACCGCGGCCACGAACTGCACGTTCAACGATGGACCGGCGGTGTTCGGCACCGGTGGCATCGCCGGTGGTATCATCAAGCGCAACGCCATTACGGCGACGTCCGGCACGAGCGTCACGATCGGTACGTCGGCTGGCACGCTGCCAGCTGTCTTGGCTTTCGAGGTCAAGGAGGGCGGCGGTGCCGCGGCGCCGTCCGGTAACGCGCTGGCCGGTCGATGGCCTAACGCGATGGCACCGGGCTTTACGCGTCGCAACGTCCAGACCAACTTCAACACGCCGTTCCAGCTGCTCGGTTCGCAGGACGTCGCGCAGACCTACGTCAAGTCCACATCGGACCCGGTCGGCATCACCGACGCGACGGCACTATCTCGTATCACCGTGCAGACCGATCCGGTCGGGGTCACCGACTCGGTCAAGGTCAGCCGCACGACGGCGGTCACGGATCCGGTCGGCATCACGGACACGCGTGCCTACAACGACGGCGAGAACTACACGGATCCCGTCGGGATCACCGACGCCGCGACTCGTGTCGTAGCCGCGGTCCGCTCGCCGGCCGATCCGGTCAACGTCACGGATACGCGGACCGTCGCGCGCGGTAAGTCGCAGACGGACGCGGTCGGCATCACCGACAGCGCGACCGGTGTGATCAGCCTGACGAAGACCGTCACCGACGCGATCGGGATCACCGACGCGCAGACGAAGTCGCGCGCTGAGTCCTCCGGAGAGGCCGTCGGGCTGACCGATTCGGTATCGGTTACCAAGACGGTGGTGCGCATCGTCTCCGATCCGGTGGGCGTACTGGATACCCGCGCGTACAACGACGGTGAGAACTACACCGATCCGATCGCGATCACGGACACGCAAACGGTCGCGCGCGGCACGTCGCGTAGCGATCCGGTGGGTATCACCGACGCGCGCACCGTCGCGGCCGGCCGGACCCGGACGGACCCGGTCAACGTCACCGACGCGCGCAACGTCGCGCGGATCAAGCCGGTCACCGATCCGATCGGCGTGACCGACAGTGCGACGGCGGCACGGTCGATCCACGTAACCATCACCGATTCCGTTGGTCTCACCGACTTCATCCCGACCGGGATCGTCCGTGACATCTGCGTGTCGTTGACCGGCGGACCGCACGTCCGGACACACGCGCTTACCGGTCCGCGGGTCGTCCCGCACACCGTCGTCGGTCCGCGCGTCGATCGCGCCGTGACCGGACCGGGTGCCGTGTCGGTCAAGATACAATCCTTGAAGGCACAGGGACGTACGATGACCGGACCGCGCGTGCGGTCACACGCCGTCAGCGGTCCGCGGCTCCGTCCGCTGATCACCTCCGAGGGGATCCAGCCACGAACCGTAACCGGCCCAACGAATTGCTGACGGGACAAGACCGATGACCCTGGTGATGCAGCGCGAATCGACCGAGTTCATCTACCTCGGCGTGGCCGGCAACGTGCCAAGCGTCGGCGCGGAGTGCGCGTTCTTGATCGCGGGCGTGCGACCGACGTCCGGCGACTGGAAGACCGCGATCGTCGTGATCAACGGCGATCCGCTGTACGCCAGTGCCGTGGCGTCCGGCGCGACCGGTGCGTTCTACATCGCCATCAAGATCGGTGCGTTCAGCGGCGGCACGGTTACCCTGACGGCCGGCGACTACCAGGTGTGGGTGCGGATGACCGACGCCTCAGAACAGCCCGTTCGTATCGCACCCGAGGCCTTGGAGATCGCATGACCGCAAGCAAACTGCAAGTTCCCTATGACTGGGATCCGGAACTCACCGATCTCATCGAGCTCGCGATCACGCCGCCAACACGCGAACCCGTGGAGACGGACTGGCAGCCGGCATACCGCGACACGGTCAACGGCACCCGCGTCGTGTGGATTCGACCGGAACCGCAGGGCGCCAAGGTACTTGTATGGTTGCGTGACCGCAACGGTGTTCGCCAACACATGATGATCTCACTGTGATGACAAGGTAGGATCACGCCATGACGACGGAGCTAGGTCCGTGCATGAACTGGCCGGTGGTCTGGACCTGCCAGGTACCGACCAACCAGACCGCCACGACTGGTACCGCCGTCGCCATGGCAACCGAGATCCTCTGGGCGTTGTCCGGCCGGCAGTTCGGCACGTGTACGGTGACGATCCGGCCGTGTCGGCGCTCGTGCGCGAACGCGCCGTGGGGCTGGAACGAGATCTTTCCTGGTAACACGTGGATCCAGCCGATGCTCTACGCCGGCAACTGGTACAACATCGTCTGTGGCAACTGCTCGGGTACGGACTGCTCGTGCAGCCACGTGTCCGAGGTGATCCTGCCGGCGCCAGCCACCGAGATCACCGCGGTGAAGGTCGACGGGGTCACGCTGCTGCCCGGCGTGTACCGCCTGGACAGCAACCGGCTTCTCGTGCGAATCGGCGCCGACTGGCCGCGGTGCAACGACCTGACGCGGCACGACACCGAGGTCGGCACGTGGTCGGTCACCGCGAAGTACGGACGCGCCGTGCCGGAGGGTGGCGCGGTCGCGATCGGTGAACTCGCGTGTGAGATCAACCGGGCCATCCACGGCGAGGACTGCCGACTGCCCCAACGTGTCACGCAGCTCGCACGGCAGGGCGTGACGATCACCTTCCCCGACTCGTCGTCGCTCTTCAAGGAGGGACGCACAGGTCTGTACCTCACCGACATGTTCATCGCCGCCTGGAATCCCGGCGGTCTTCGCTCACCGTCACGCGTCTACTCCGTCGATCGGTCCGGACCACGGAGGGAGGGCATGTGACGAACGGACTCGTCTTCTACCAGGTCCTCAACGGGTTGTTGATCGAGGTGAACACCCGACTCATCGCCACCGCCGCCGGTCAACCGGCGCGCATGTGCGTCTACCCCGGACTGATCGCGTGGGACGAGTGCGACTGCGGGCAGCTTGCTGGCGCGATCTCACGGATCTATCTCTCGGACAACTTTCCGTTGCCGCACACCGGCCGTGGCCAGGGCGAGACGACGTCGTGTCATCCGGCGTACAAGGTGGCCGAGTGTGTCGTCAGCTTGATGCGCTGCGCGCCATCGCCAGCGACCAACGCGATCGCGCCAACGTGTGAGGCGCTCGACGCCGCGGCGCAGACGTGGGCGATCGACGCGGACGTGGCGCTTGCCGGGGTCCTATGTAAACTTGAAGACTACAAGGACGACGGCACGATCATCGATTATCGCGTGGACAACCAGATGCCCGCCGGTCCGGAGGGCGCGTGTGTGGGAACGGACGTGCATTTCCTCGTAGGTCTGGAACTCTGACATGGTTGTTCAACATCTCAACCAGACGGCGCTCAGCCAGTTGCTCGAGTCACCGACCGGCGGTGTCGGTCGCGAGCTGTATCGCCGCGGCATTCGCGTGCAGGCGCGTGCGCGGCAGCTCTGTCCGGTCGACACCGGCCGGCTGCGCGCGTCGATCAACGTCGAGATCACCACGAGCCATAACCGGCTGGCATGTCGCGTCGGTACGAACGTCAAGTACGCGATGATGATCCACAACGGAACTGGCATCTACGGTCCGAAGGCGCGACCGATCCGGCCGACACACGCGTCCGTGATGGCGTTCACGCCACGTGGCGGTAACGCGATGGTCTTCGCGTCCAGCGTGCGCGGTACGCCGGCCACGCTGTTCCTCACCGACGCGCTCAGGTTCGGCACCGCGGCGTAAGGAAATGTTGTGCGCTAATCGTCGTTGACCATTCGTGCGCTATACGATGATGTTCGATGACGAAAGGACAAAACATGACGACCGTTGAAACCGCGGATGGACCGATCATCGAAACCACGCCGGCCGCATCGGCCGCACCGGTACCGGTCATCGACACGGCACCGTCCACACTGGACACGATCGAGCCGACGGTGGTCACCGAGAACGGCGAGGAGATCTTCGACTTCACGACCGGTCGGAAGAACTTCAAGTTCAAGATCGACGATGACGTCTTCGAGGCGATCAGCGACCTGCCCGCGTTGACCGCCATGGAATTCGGCCAGTACGCCAACACCCTCGATACGAGCAGCGATCTCGACGCGCAGGCCAAGGCGGTCGAGACCATGTTCCGACTGGTCTTGACCACCGCGTCGGCGGAGGTGTTCATCCGTCGACTGTCCGATGTGAACAACCCGATCGGTGCGCGGCCGATGAACAGCATCATGATGTGGCTCATGGAGAAGTACGGGTTCCGCCCTACCGCGCCGTCCGGGGTCTCCTCGGATGGCTCTTAAAACCACAGAACTGGTACCAGCTGGAGGGTGAATGCTCGCGACACGGCGTCGATTTGGAGTCGCTGCCGTTTCATCGCGTGCTCAACGTGGCGTACAGCTGGATCATCGAACACACGCCGACGCAGGACGAGGACGGCAAGCCGGTCGACAAGCGTGGCGAGCTGGATGACATGCTCAAGGTACACACGTGGCCGGTACCGCGGACGATGCACGGAACCAACCGGTACAAGGAAAAGGTGAAGTCAAACGCACCGGCCTGGTGGGTCGATGACGAAGAGGCAAGTCAGAGCTTCTTGATGGAGATGGGTGTGCCGGTGCGATGACCGACCCGATCGACGTTGCATATGTGGAGATCCGTGCCGACGGAAGTAAGTTCGGTCCGGACGTCGCGGGCACCGTCGATCGGGAGATGGCCAAGTCCGGCAAGCAGATCAAGGACTCGATCGTCAAGCCGGTCGACGAGGCGGCCAAGCAGACCGGGTCGATCTTCTCCGGACTGGGCCAGTCCATCTCGAACGGGCTGCGTCCCGGAATCACGCAGGTCAACAACTTTCGCGCCGGCTTCAACGACTCCCGGGCCGCGGCATCGGCGTTCACCGGCACCATGGGAACGCTCGGTGGCGTAACACGGACCGCGCTCAACCCGTCGATCACCGCGCTTCAGAACTTCCACTCCGGTTTCGTCTCAACGGACGCGGCGGCCTCGGCGTTCACCGGCCGGATGGGCACGCTCGGCGGTGTCGTTCGTAGCACGCTGAATCCGGCGATCACGAGCGTTCAGAACTTCCACTCCGGACTGGTGTCAAGTGACGCCGCGGCGTCCGTGTTCTCCGGGCGCATGGGCACGCTCGGTGGCGTGGTGACGTCGACGTTCCGCGTTGGACAGTCGGCCGTGACCGGGTTCGGCAACGTGGTCGGCAGCACGTTCCGCGGCGCGCAGACGGTAGCCAAGGACTTCGGCAACATCGGATCCCAGGTCGCCTCGAAGATCGGCAGCGCGTTCGAGACGTCGGCCCGCAACATGGAGTCACGCTTCACCGGCGCGATGACACGCATGAAGGGTGCGGCACTCGGCATCGGTGGGGCGCTCGGTGTCGGTGGGATCGGCGCGCTGATCGGCGCTGGCATCAGCCGAATCTCAGACATCGAGCAGACGACCAAGTCACTGCAGGTCATGACAGGTTCCGCCAGTAAGGCGAAGGACGTCATGAACGAGCTGCTGACGTTCGCGAAGACCACGCCATTTTCGTTCCCTGACGTCTCCGAGATCGGTCGAAACCTCGTCGCGTTCGGTGTCGACACAAGCAAGGTCGTACCGATCCTGAAGTCGTTGGGCGACGCGGCGTCTGCGTCCGGCCAGGGCACGCAGGCGATGCAATCGCTGGGCAACGCGATCGGTTCGGTCGCGATCGCCGGCAGCATCGGCGGTCAGGATCTCCAGTCGTTCCAGGCGGTCGGTGTTCCGGCACTGAAGATCTTGGCGAACACCGCCGGTGTGTCCGCGGACGAGATGGCCAAGCGCATCAGTAAGGGGACCGTTGACTCAAACTTTGCCATCGATTCACTGGTAAAGGGAATTGAGAACGGAACGAACGGACTTGCCGGCCAGACCGCCAAGATGGGCGGGATCATGGCGTCCCAAAAGGACACCATCGCCGGCACGATGGACTCCTTCAAGTCGTCGGTCACATCGACGATGGCGACGTTGCTCACGCCCGCAATTCCGCTGATGCGCCAGGGCGTCGGTGCGATCGGCAACGAGTTCAAGAAGTTGCCCGCCCTGATCACGACGATCAAGGACCGGCTCCAGTCACTCGGGTTCATCGACGCGATCAAGAACATGTTCGCCGGTATCGGCAACATCATCTCCGCCATCTGGCCGGTACTCCAGCGGTTCGGCCAGGTGTTCGCCGTCGTGTTCGGCGCTGGCACGCTCGTCATCCTGCGCGCGCTCGGCGCGGCGTTCCAGTGGATCGGCGATCGCATCCGTCAGTTCCTCCCGGTGCTGCAACCGATCGCCACGGTTCTCGGTGCGGTGTGGGGTGCCACCATGCTGCTGCGCACCGCGCTGATGCTCGGCGGTGCGGCGATGCTGGTGTGGAAGGGCATCATGGTCGCGTTCGGACCGATCATGAAGATCTTCACCGCGCTTCAGTGGGCGCTGAACGTCGCGATGAACGCGAACCCGATCAGCTTGATCATCATCGCGATCGTCGCGCTGGTCGCCGCGTTCGTGATCCTCTGGAACAAGTCGGCCGGTTTCCGTCAGTTCTGGATCGGACTGTGGCAGACCATCTCTGACTTCTTCATCGGCGTGTGGCACGGCATGCAGTCGGTCTTTACGACGGTGATCGACGCGTTGAAGAGCGCGTGGAATGCCGCGTGGAAGTTCATCAGCGACATCATCTCCGCGGTGTGGAACGGCTTCCTCAAGCCGATCTTTGACGCGATCACCGCCGCCGTGCAGGCGGTCGGTGCGGCCGCGCAGTGGTTGTGGCTGAACATCCTCCAGCCAGTCTTCAACTTCATCGGTGCCGCGGCCGTGATCATGGGTAAGATCATGCTCGGTCTCGTGCTGATTCCGCTCGTCGCGTTCTGGCAGTTCGTTCTCGCACCGACCGCGTTGTGGCTGTGGCACAACGTGATCGAACCCGTGTTTAACGGGATCGGGGCGGTCGTTCAGTTCACGATCAACAACATCATTATCCCGATTCAGAACATGTTGGTCGCGTCGTGGAAGATCTTGGAGGCCGCGGCGCTCTGGTTCTGGCACAACGTCATCGAGCGTGTGTGGAACGGCATCGGGGCGATCATCCAGTTCACGATCAACAACGTGATCATGCCGGTAGCCAACTTCCTCAAGGGAGGGATCGATCTTCTCGGTGCCACGTTCGTGTACCTGTGGCAGAACTACGTGGTACCGGCGTGGAACGCGATCGGCAACGCCATCTCGTTCGGGTGGCACAACATCATCGAACCGATCTTCCACTTCATCAAGGGCGGCGTCGACTTCCTCGGTGCGACGTTCAACTACCTGTGGCACAACTACGTTGAGCCGATCTGGAACGGCATCGGCAACGCGATCAGGTTCGTATGGGACAAGGTCATCTCGCCGGCGTTCGAGGCGATCAAGAACGGTGTCAGCAGGGTCGGTGACTTCTTCAGCTCCGCTAAGGACACCGTGGAGCGGATCTGGGGCCAGCTCGGCGACATCGCGATGAAGCCGATCCGCTTCGTGGTCAACACGGTCCTGGACGACGGCCTGATTGCCGGCTGGAACAAGGTCGTGGATTTCCTGCACCTCGGCTTCCTTCACATCCCGCCGATTCCGCGGCTGGCAACCGGCGGCATCATCCCCGGCTACACGCCGGGGCGTGACACGCACATGATCGCGGTCGGTGGCGGCGAGGCCGTGATGCGTCCGGAGTGGACGCGCGCGGCCGGTGCGGGCTACGTCCACGGCGCGAACCAAGCGGCTCGCTCCGGAGGAGTGGGCGGTGCGCAGTCGTTCATCCAGAGGAACGGTCTCCCGGGCTACAGCGTCGGTCAAGGTTTCGCTAACGGTGGCGTGGTTGGTTGGATCGGCAACGCACTGAGCTCGGTCGGTGACTTCGTCGGTGGTGCGTTCAACGGTCTGATGAACTTCGGCGGACAGGTACTCGACTTTATCTCAAGTCCCGTCGACAGCATGGAGAAGCTGCTCAACGGGATCATCAGTGGTATCGGCATGAACGTCGGTGACGTCGGCAAGTTTGCGGATCTCGCCTTGCAAGCACCGAAGAACATGGTCGGTGGCATGGTCCAGAAGATCAAGGACTGGTGGAACAGCTTCATGGCGCAGTCCGGCGCGAACGTCGGTGGCGCCGGCGTGCAACGCTGGGCACCGTTGGTACTTCAGGCTTTGGCTATGCTCGGTCAACCGGCGAGCCTGTTGCCGAACGTCCTCCGCCGGATGAACCAGGAGTCCGGCGGCAACCCGAACGCCATCAACAACTGGGACTCGAACGCGGCCGCCGGCCACCCGTCGCAGGGCCTGATGCAGACGATCCCCGGTACGTTCGCCGCGTACGCCGGACCGTTCGCGTCGCTCGGGATCTTGAATCCGCTGGCCAACATCTACGCCGGCTTGAACTACGCGATTCATCGATACCCGTCGCTTCAGTACGCGATGGACAAGCCGGGCGGCTACGACGGTGGCGGCTGGCTGATGCCCGGCCAGTTCGGGTACAACGGAACGTCCACGCCGGAGCCGGTCTTCAACAGCGCGCAGTGGTCGGCTATCACGTCGAGCTTGGATGTCAAGAACGCGGCGTCCGAGTTGTTGAACCGGATCGCGAGCGGTGGCTCGATCTTCGAAGATCTGTCCTTCTACGGGCAGTCGCGTAACGGCGCGGCGAACAACGATCTTCTCACGAACCTGTTTGGTGCGACGTATGGCCAACAGGACTTCGGTGCGAACGGCTACAACACCGCGGTCCTCACGCAGTTTCTCAGCAGCGTCGTTACGTCGACGACGCGCCAGACGTCCGCGACCACCGCGGTGGCGACCGCGACGCAGCGGACCACCGACACGCTGGCCGACAAGCTCGATGCGATCATCGCCCTGCTGCGGCAGCGTCAGACCTTACGTGCGGATCTGGTCCTGGACGGCAAGGTGCTCGCGCAGTGGTTCCAACAGCTTGAGACGATGGGGGGTGTGTAATGGTCCAGACCTTTACGTGGATCGACCCGGACGGCGCGCAGACACCGCTGACGATCTCGTGGGACATCAACGGCCGGTTCATGCCACCGGTGACGTTCATCTCGGACAAGCTGCCGAACTACGACGGCGACGTGCCACGGCACGTCCGACACGAGGCACGTCTGCTGAAGATCACGGGCTTCCTGCAGGCGGCGTGTCAGTCGACGGACCCGATCGCGGACGTCTACGCGCAGCTCGTGCATCTGGTCACCGCGATGAATCCGAAGCGCGGTATCGGCACGCTGCGTGTCATGAACGCGGCCGGCCAACAACGCGACTTGAAGTGCTACTACACCAGCGGTCTCGAACTGCCGGAGCAGTTCGGGTCGTCCGCGGCGCGACGCGTGCATAAGATCGACCTGGTGTTCACGGCGTTCGATCCATATTGGACGGGTACGTCGACGACCGTGCTCGACTTCCCGTCGGGTGCCGCCGTCAACTTCTTCCCGTTCTTTCCGCTGCGCCTGACGACGTCGCAGATCGTCGTCTCACAGCTGATCGTGACCGATGCCACCGTGGAGACGTGGCCGATCTGGAAGCTGTTCGGTCCGGGTGGGACGATCATCTTGACCAACCTGGACACCGGTGAGAAGACCGAACTGACGAACGGCGCCGGCGTGACGATCAGCACGGGTGACTACATCATCATTGACACGCGACCCGGTATCAAGACGATCACGCGCGCGAGCGACGGCGCGAACCTGTGGCCGTTCATGACCCCCGACTCCACGCTGTGGTCGATCCCACCGGGAGGCGCGTACCTCGAGCTCCAGATGACCGGTACCTCACCGGGACTTTCCGTTCTTGAGTTGACCTACGTGCCGAGGTACTTGACGATATGACCATCGACATCTTCAAGCGATTCAAGGTTTACCTGGTCGATCCGCACGACAATCGCGCCGGCGAGATCGACGACTTTCGTTCGCTCACGGCCAAGCAGATCTGGAACAACGTCGGCACGTGGTCGATGGAACTCGACCGCTCGTCATCGAAGCTTGTGCCGTTGACCACGCCAATGTATGGCATCGACATCTGGGACACCGCGCTCAACCAGTCGTTCCTCCGTGGGTTGATCGACACACGTGAGCAGAAGTACGACGCCACAACGGATACGCTCACGGTCACCGGGTGGGACGACAACCAGTGGCTCAACTGGAGGCTGGCTCACCCGTCGCCGACCGAAGGCTTTCCGCCGTACACCGTCCAGGCGTATGACGTCCGGACCGGTCAGGCGTCCAACGTGATCCACCAGTACGCGGACGTCAACTTCGGGCCGAACGCCTTCTCTAGCCGCATCGTCACACCGGTGCCGTCGTTCGACGTGGGTCTCGGTGCGACGATCACCGGCCGCGCGCGGTTCGAGGTGCTGCT